TTATGACAGGTTAAATGTTTTGTTGAAGTCTCTCTGCATAATTCTATACCGAGTAGATGCATTTTCTTTCTTAGCTGAACCAAGTCGAGCGTAGTCTTTATAGTTCAGTTTGTCGTACCGTTCCACTAGGAAAGACTCCATCCATTCTGCAAACTGTTCGGCAGTAACGTCTTTAGCGTTCAGTGCAATCAATGTCAGCATTGGGATGTGATTCTTTTTCAATTGCTTCTTGACTTTCTTTCCTTCCAAGTGCTGCGCTACTTCATCTAGATAATGAATGGCATACTTGTATGCGTCCAGCACATCTTCTGTTACACCTTCCGAAACCCACTTCTTCACATCGTCAGAACCAATTCCAGTCTCTCCGTTCTTAGCAATAAACAACATGGATTGAAGTACTAGCTCCTGATCCCCTAAGCGATTGCGTGTGCTTGCAGACATGTTGACCGCCTGAATAAATTCGCTTCTCGCCATTTGTGCTACAAAATGAATTAATTCTGTAGTCATGACGGAACGAAGTTTCTCAGTTGGCTTCAATGGCTCAGTCTGATTGAGACGAGCAAACACAAGGTTTTTAATTTCATCAGTCATGCCCAATACTTCAAGCACCAGAGTATTAGCGTGAATGCGATCTTTGAATTCTTCAGGTAACGCATTGAAAAGTGTGTTTGCTATTGGGTATTCATGATTCACGCCGTTTTCATCAGTAATGGGAACGGGTGGTGTATCTCTGTGTAGTATGAACTGATCATCCAGAAACTGTAGAAGAGTTGTTAAACGCTGCTTTCCATCAATCACATTGTATTTGCCGTCAACCATCTGCACAAAGAAGTTTGGAACAGGGATACCCATAATGATGGAGTGGATCAACAGTGATTTCTTCTCATCGTTCCATGCGTTTGCATTCCGCTGTACAGGATCATCGAACAGGAACTTGTCTTGCATGCGGATAAACTCTTTCACGCTGATTTCCTGCTTAAGCCTGCTAATCCCAAAATCCTTAATTTGGACTTGCTGGAGTGTCTTCAGAAACGCAATTTTGCTATCTTCTTGCAGAGCGCCAGTGCCCTCAACGTTAGGATTCATGTTTACTCCTCCTTATCTCAGTTGTTACCATCTTAGACAAATCAAACTTTATTTAATCTCAATACCAACGTATGCTGTAAAAAAGAAAAAAAGACCTTGTTAAATAAGGTCTTTGCTACAATTTATTAATTACTTCGTTACGGATACCAAATGATCTATATTTATCCATTGGGAATCCCAGTCATTTGTGACTTTGAATCTTTTGCGGTTAACATCTATTTCACGAACAGTACCCCAAGTAGACTCAATTATCCCTAACTCACCCTTCACAGGCTTAAACCATTTTATGTCTATTGCGTAGTCATATTGAGTACTATCATAGATCCGAAAGCACATCTCACCTATCTCATCTTCGTCTATGTAAGGCTTCTCAACCAAACCGCGCTCAGAATTGTGATCCAGTATGGCAGCTTTGTGTTCAGGTAAAATCATTCGCATGCTACCAAATAAGTCGTTTAATTTTCTCTGCATTATTAACACCCCTATATAAGAACATTTGTTCTTATATTATGTCATGGGTTATTGTGCTATTCAAGCAAAAAGACTTTGCTTTATGCTGCAAAGTCTCTCATGAAATGTCTCTTTTATTTGGTTTAGTATGATGCTCCAGTAACATGCATTACTTCAAAATCACATTTATCAAATATACCTTTATACCACTTTTCCTCAACACTTTTCATTGCTTCAAGTACATTGTCAGCTTCAATGTATAGCTTTTTGCCATCAGAAAATTTAAAAAAATACATATAAACTCTGTCTCTCCCCATAAATTCAGACTTTAATTCAGTTATACAATTTTACTCTTGTAGTCACCCTGAGTCCAACTAATCCGTTGTCCATTAGTCCATGATTCAATGAATCTGTTATGATCTCCATTTTGGAAAATAACTGTAGCTATGGACTCCTCAGTACCGACATATAGAATATCTTTGTCTTCCCATTTTCGATCATATACCAAATAAATAATCATGACTTTTCATCCTTTCTCGATAAATCTATGCATTTATTGAATTAACCATTTTCTAATTTGCTCATCTGTCTCCAGCTTAACCTCACCTAATTGATCATGCGTAGCATTTAAGACGCCACATTTCCATGTGAACGTCCATCCTTGTTTTACTTTTCGTTCAGTATTCATCATAATGCCTGCTATAAAAGCAACATCCATCAATTGTCACTCCTCAATGATAAAATTTGTGATTATCTTTATCATAAATGAACTTGCTGTGAAGAATCATATCATCCTCCCGACGCGGCTCCTGTTTTTCTGCCAAGATCTCAATTTCTCCAATTGATATTGCACTGAAATTCAGTAACCTATTTCCTTGTCTCAATTCAACAAACCAATGATGTGGAAGCCCTGTCCAATGATCTATGCGTTCAATAACTCCCTTGTATTTTCTTCCCTTTATGTCATACCAATCTTTGAACGCTTGGATTCTTACTATCATACCTTCGGAAAGTTTAAATTTAATCCTGTTGTTACATGTTTCGAGTAATTCATGTCTATAGGCGACTTCTTTTTCAAACTCCATCTTCTCCATATTGTCAACTTGCTCTCTATACCATAGAGAAGAGCCAATTTCATGAGACATGATGTGTCACCTCTTGTTACATGATAGTTTTAAACCCAATCGCTTCTTCAATGTCTTTCAGATCTCGGTTAAGCAATTTTGGATTTGTTTTTGAGTCTTCCCTATGCCAATCCATGCAGTTGTTAATCCACTCTATTTTCTTTGATATTCCATGATACAAGCAGCTACCGACCCCATCAGGAACAATGTCCACTGTTATCACATCCTAATTTTAATATGTATGGTGCGCCTGAAGGGATTTGAACCCCTGACACATCGCTTAGAAGGCGATTGCTCTATCCGCTGAGCTACAGGCGCATGGTGGATCTGCTTGGAATCGAACCAAGACCTAGCGGTTATGAGCCGCCTGCTCATCCTTTGAGCTACAGATCCAAAAAACTGTTCTAGTCTTAATTTACTATACATACTCTGTTATAACGTGTTCAATAAACCGAAGGGAATGAAGCCACATGAAGCAATTAGATTATGATTATCTCAAAGGCTTACACAAGAAGTTGAGTGAACTTCAAGTAGCAGCTACTACCTACGGAACTTATCAATCACATGAATTACTGGACGTTGTAGATCACTTGGCTAGAGTTGCTGGTTTTCTCGTTGATTTAAGGTTACAGGAGATTGAGCATGGGGAAATTGTAGCCTACAATCCAACGAATTACTTAGATGGTAAATTAGAAATTGCTTATCTAGGAATCATGAGTTATAGAGATAAAACTGCTAAAGTGTGACCTCCCCTGTGCTGGGAGGTTTTACTTATTATTTAACTTACGATAAAATCCAGTTTCTCCTCAATATCCTTTACGTTATCAAATTCAGTAATTAACAGATCATATTCGTTTCTTCCATAGGCTGAGACAAGAACCCTTTCCAAGTCATGGAATCTAAAGTGCGTAGCTGCTGCATAAATCAAGTCTCCATATTTATTGACAAATTCGAAATCAAACGTCTCACCCCGTTGCATATCATGAATCTTCTTGGCAAGTTCGTGTTTTGTCATCTATTATACCACCTTCAATTAAATTTTACTTTTATTTAAAAGTAGGAAGTATATCCCTTTTACATTCTTTAGCGAGTATGCCGATATTGGTTTGATAATACAAGAAAGCATTCCTATATGCAACATCATCCTCTATACCATTAGCTTTCATTGATACATCTAGCAAATAGGTTTCAAAAAACAATTTCCTTTCTTTTAATTTGAATTCATCTGTCTCAGTTTCACAGTGTAATTTCATATATTTATCAATATTCTTAGTATCAAAAGTATGTTTATGTACAATCTGCCAAATATTCCATTGACTCTGATTAAGCATTTCTGCAATTTCATTAGTAGAATAATGATTAAACAACTCAATAACTAACTTTTCATGCTCTTCTTGTTCAAATCTTCTTTGGAACTCTTCGTAACTTTCCCCTTGCTTTCTGCTCTTCCTATATAGTTGAAAGCCTTTATCTTCATGGTTTTTTATTATTTTTTGCACCTTCCCTAAAGATACGCCTTTTAATTCTGAAATATATTGTAGGGATTTCCCTTCTTTATATAGAGCAATAACATTCTCCATAATATCCCTTCTTTCAACTATACCTTTCCATTTCCTATTAACATTTGATAATCTTCAAATAGTAATCTTGCTATAAGTCGATGTAAATTTACTCTATCTTGTTCAGTAGCCTCTCTTACTGGTGGAAGCATAATCAACCGTCCATGTTTTGTATTAGTTACCTTGAGAGGTGTTTCTAAAATGATATTATTCATGATTATCACTCCAGATTTATAATAAAATCTCAATTGTATTAGAATTTTGTGTCCTGCTGATCTACAACCTCATATTCTGTTTCAAGCTTCTTAAACATTTCCCATTTATATTTCTCGATTTCTTGATCTGATACTCCGTTATCTCTCATAGTAGCAACCTGATTCCAAAATGCGGCTGTAATTTTCCTATATTCTGCAGTTGTTACTTTTTCCATTACACTTCATCTCCCGTTAAAAGGATCATTTTATTTGCAAATTTCGTTCAAAAGCTTCCATAACTCTTCTCTTGGTTGTGTCTCCAGATTGTAAAAACCTTTAATTGACTTCCATACAATCACTGAATGAATATCTTCATAGTCTTCTTTATTAAGAATGCCTTTTTCAACCAGTTTGTTAACGCCTTTACTTATTTGTTTCATCTGAATATCAGTCATGTTTCTAAATACCGTCGTTAAAAACTCATCTTGTTTTCGGATTTGTTCATCGTAATTATAACCCATTTATCAATCAACCCTTTCCCCATAAAAATATAGTTTCATTTATTTTTCCAGCGCTTTACAAACTCCGCAGGCGTTAACTTTTCAATTGCATTATTATCAATTTCAGCAAGCTTTTCTTTTGCATATTGTTTTAATTCTGGAAAGTTGTTAATCCCAAAAGTGGTTGACATGAATCCTAATGCGGACTTAATACTTTCTTTAATCTCAGGATCATTCTCTGCATGATACTTCAAAACCGCTTCATCAAACTCCCTTTTCCATTTTCCGCTCTTTAAATCATTGATTGATTTTTTACGAGCTGTAGAAACTTGCTTGCGAGTGTTCATTGATCCTGTCATTATAAGTACCCCCGTATAAAGTTATTTAGTTTCTTTTCTATCTTAAATCGTTGCTATGTATCTGTTCTGTTATCCTGTTCTTAATTCCATTATATACCAACACAATACGCTTTACAACTATTTTTTATTTATTAATCCAATGTAATTCCCATTGCGTTTGCTGCTAACACAATCAACACAATCAGAATCCCACCTACTACGGCTGTTATCAGTCCCATTGTCTCATCAAAACGCTCATCATGCATCTGTTATTCCTCCTTTCTGTTGTCGACCTTCTGTTATTAGTTCCCTACAGGAATCGCTTTTTCAACACCCACAAGACCATCTGTTATGTTATCAGGATCAAAGTAAGCTACCACAAAATCACCAACTTTGAATTTAGTGGCTGTTATCACATTATCCTGAATGAAATATACTTTGCTGTTATCGTAAACACCAGTTCCCCAGTATTGCCCGTTTTGTACCTTTGTCACCTTGTAGACGAATACTGCATAGTCACCACATGCAAACGTGCTGGACGTTGAAAAAGTGATAGCACACACAATGAGCAATGAAACGATATATTTACAAACTGTTTTCATGAGTTTATGCTCCTTTTCTACTTTGGTTAGTATTAACGGGTTTATCCTGTTTTGAGATTGCAATAAGCATGTCTAAGATTGCCTGTTGTCGTTTCGTTAGCATGTTTATTACCTCCTCTGTTATGCTGCTGTTATTCAGTCTTCAATCATTTCTCCTGTTTTTGGGTTGTAAAGGTTGATCCACCCTCGTTCCTTGTGTTCATAAATTTCCATGCCGTCCCCTGTCTTGCCATTATATGACCATTGATCTTTACCTAAAATTCCTATGCGGTGTGCTGTTCCTGTCATTTGAAACCCTCCCTGTTATGCTGTTATTTGGGTCATCCTGCCCTATCCCGTTATAAGATAAGGCAGGATGATTATTTTTAGTTGTTAAGCAGATTCTTGCTCACAGAGCATCAATACATATCTTTTTGCCGTGTCTAGGGTGTCTGTTGTTTTGAGTGTTGTATCAATCTCTTTTCCGTTCTTAAAAATGCGCCACATCCCCCACGTTTTTGCAATCGTGTACCCGTTATAGTTGTATGTCCTAACTGTTTCCGTATATCCTGCCACTGTGACAGGTTTCTTCTCTACTGTAAACATTTCTTTTAGTTCTGTTCCACTTAGATTGATATTCATTTTTTCGCGCCATTGTCGCTGCTTTTCGTCTCGTATTTGCCTTTTGAATTCTTGCATCTTCCGTTTAAACTCTTCGGACAGTTTCACTGATTCCCCAAGATATTTGTCATATCTATCCTGCATTTTGTTATAACGTCTTACGTTTATCCCACCACGTCCAGTAACTGCCCAAGATGGGTTAGACGCTTTATGATTAAGTATTTTCAAGTATTGTTCATAATATCGCCGCTTAAATGATTGTACATATTTTTTTATGTAATATGTCAAACGCGGATCATCTGTTAGCGAAAGAACTTCTAAAGCTTCGCTTTGAATGTTTCGGAATGTCAATTCACAATCTTTCTGATAATCAACATTAAACAGGGAAGAAGAATTAAGGCGGCTTTGCAATTGTTCAGAAACCGTGTATTGGTCTAGATCATCAATATTAATTTCAGGATATGAATAAGGCTGCTCTGTTTTTACCTGTTCTGTATGGATGTCGTTCGCCTTTTCTCCTGTCAAACATTGAACAAATGCAAGTGTTTTTCCTGTTTGTTTAGCATACCAAACTTTTTTAAACTTAGACCAGCGGAAACCGTTTGTTTTTAGTTGTACGATGACTTCTTGCAATGGCTTTTCAGTAAAAGCAATTTCGATACCCTGTAATTCCTGATTAATTGTAACTGCTATTCCGTTGTCTGTGTCGCTTTGTTCTCCTTGTGTCTGCTCTTCGCTGCTAATCTCCTCAAACTCTTCTGTCGTGTCGTGCTGTTCTTCTAATGGTGTAATGATATTTAGAATAAATACCCCAGTCCATAAGTCATCTTTTAACTGCTTGCCTGTTATTTCAATCTCATACACTCCAGCCGATCCACCATCAGAAGGGAAGCAAGAAAGAACTTTATACACGTTTTCATCATTAATCAATTCTTCATAGTTGCTTGGTAATGTTGCCTTGTATTTCATAGCCTGTTCCTGTAATTGCAAATGGTACTTGGTTAATAGTTCCTCTTCCTGTTTGGTTGCCTTGTTGTTTGTGAAACGTTTTTCCAACTCTGCGGACTGTTCATTAGTCAGAACAAGAAGCTCGTTGTCATCTGTTGTGCCTGTTATTTCGACTTGCTGTTCTTGTTCTACTTGTGCTTGCGCAGGCGGTTTTGTTCTCACTTCTTCAATTTTGACAGGCTCCTCACTAAGCACATACCTATTGAGGAAATCTCTGCCATGTTCCTTTTGTTCATCTGTTCCCTGTTCCATCATGTAGTTAATGTGTCTCATTACATGCTTTTCTAAGTCATAGCCGCTAGTATGTTTGTATTGCAAGTCAATTCTACCTGTATATGTGTTCTCATCTGTAAAGGTTATTACAAATTGCGTTTTGTCATACGAACCATCAGAAGGCGCAGCCCACGCCATTTCCTGAATGACTTTGTTAGCTTCTGCAATTGTGGAGACTGTTAGCGTCTTACAATCCCATTTGTAGCCCTCTAAACGTGTCACCTGTACAGATTGGACATGATGCTTTTTCACTGGCTCTGCTGTGTTCGTTTCGTTGCTTGTCGGCTCCTCTTGCGCTTCTGCTTGGTTATCTGCTTGTTCTGTTACCTGTTCGGCTGTTGGTTGTTCTTCTTGTTGTTGGCTCATTTCTTTTCTAATCTGCTGTACTTGCTCAACAATGATGATATATCCTTCCGCAATCAGTTTTTCTACAGTTTGAGCGGAAAAACTAACAATATTAAATGCTCCAGAGTTACCGCTTAATACTTGCCCTTTTTTACCGATACGCTTTAAAACGTATCTTGTAGCGTTTTGACCTTCACAAGCGGAAATAGTGTAAATGGCTCCTGCTGGGATTGCGTAAATGCTGGACGTTGTATGAATAGGCTTAACTACTTTGATGTAATCGCCTTTTTGCAGCTTTTTTCGGTCTGTTTCTACATATGTATAGATAGTTTGATTTTCTTTAGTTTCTTTAAGTGTCTTGTTTACTTGAGAAATGGCATTTGCAAGTTCTTCCCTATTGATAATCTTTCCGTACTTATCCATATGGGAAATTTTAAAGATATTAAGCCCGTTTTTAGAACGTGTACCATCTTTTTTAAGCTTATAGACAAATGCGGATTCGTTTTCATTCCAAAGGCGGTCAATCTCAAATACTCCGCAATCCACTTTCTTTGGGCAGCCTTCCATTTTTACAATTGTTCCCGTTTGGTATTTCATATGTATATACCTCCTTGTAATTAAATACTTACCACTACGCCTATTTCTAGGCGTTTCGCTAGACTCTCACTAGCTCGTCAGGTGGCTTATGTATTTTCCTTTAATACCCGTATTGCTTCGAAAAGAGCTTGCTCGTCTTCTGACGATAAATCACCTTTCTGGATAAATTCAATCAGGAATTTTTCAGCTAATTTTAGTTTTGTTTCGGACATTTGTAACGCCTCCTGAAATATGTATTCCTTAACTGTCCTTATTGTACCATGTTTCGATATGGTTTACAAGTTATTTTTGGTTGTTATTTTTAAGTTTTCTCGTCTAATGGACAAAAAGAAAAAGGCCATCTCAATGGCCTTCTATATTCCAGCTTCTTTCCGCAGCTTGTGTATCTTGGTCATATTCTCTGCAATCTGCGTATCAAAATAGTATGCAGTCTCAAAATCAAAATCCCTTTTGGCATGTTGTGATTCCCGTTCTAATTCGTCATTCTCGTTCACGAGTTGTATAATCTTCACTATCAGATCCTTTTTTGTCGAACGTTCATTTGCGACCATGTATTCAAACAGTATTCCTGCCTTTTCAATTGTAGCCCGCTTAAGTTCCCCTGTCCCCTTACACGGATAGCAGATTCCATCGTCTTTATGTTTGTACTGCGGCAAATATTCTGATCCCTCACACTTGAAACAAGTTACTGCTTCCATTGGATCATCCTCCATAAAATGGCATGTAAATAGTATAGTCTGGGAAGTATGTACTAGTCAATTATTGACGGTTGAATTTATTTTTATACTTATGGATATTGGTCAAATGAAAAACCAGCCTATTTGCTGGTTATGATTTAACTCCATTGATATTCACTATTTCCATGAATTCGCCGCTACTACTGTCTATAGTTATCACTGCGTCATATCCAGCTTTCACAATTGCGTTTGTTAGTGCCTTTTTGGTTTTTCCTCCAAAACGCTCAGACAGTTTTGTTTTCCATCCCCCGTGACCAGTCGTTTCCCATTCAATAACAAGCGGATTATAAAATGTAATTGTGCCGTATACATGATTAGGCAAGTCAATGCCCCATTGTTTTTCGTGATAATTGATATAGTCGCCTGTTGGCTCAATATCCTGAGCAAACATGCTGCCCATATTCGCCGATTTTTCAAGATTCTTTCTGTATGGGATCGTGACAGGGAAACCATTTTTCAGGATGTAAATTTGTGACATTCAAACCGCCTCCTATGCTTTTGTTCCTTAATTCCAGTATATAGGATTTCACTATACTAAGCAACAGTATTGTTTTATTTTTGGTTTATAAAAATCGAACTAAAACATTCTTTGATTCAGAAATGAAAAGAAGCCACTTTTTGGCTTCTTAAACGTATACATATTCAGCTTCATCAAAGTTCACTATAGCGTATTCGTCTCCATCATCGTCAATTACTTTGACAGATTTTACTGTATATTTATTGCCTTCTGGATCTTCATCCGTCCAGCTATCCTCGTTGATTACTTCATATACCTTGTCAACAGTAAGGGATAAACTAATTGTGGAAAGAATCTTTATTTGTTTCATCCTAATCGCCTCCTATGTATTTGCTTCTTGATTATATTATAAGGGATATAGCAAGTTATTGCAACATGTTTATTATATTTTTTTGTTTATTAAACTTGCAATAAAAAACCGATTTGATTAGTAAAAGAAAGAGCCTCTTATTGAAGCTCTTTCTTCAGTGTATCGATTGCCATTGAGATTACTGTCTTACTGATTTCTCCATCTTCAATTGCTCTCCTTACTGATTGAATCATCCCACCTGTTGCCCGCTCAGTTTGTTTTCTTCCTTGAAATTTTGCCGATCCGTTGCGTTGCTCCCATTGTTTCGCCAGTGCTTCAAAGTATGCGATTTGTTTTTCAGTTGCCATTTATGTATCATCTCCGTATCATTTATTTTATATCTTTATTATACAGGAGATACAAATAAATGTCAATTAGTTTTTATTATTTTTATTTATATATTTATATAAATCTGCAATGACTGGAAAACAAAAAGACCAGTCATTCGACTGGTCTACTCCTTTGCTTCTTTAGTTTGCACAACAGTTAGCTGGAACTCTGATCCGTCACCAAGTTTAACGACTAATCCATTGTTGTGTGTCATAACCATGAAATCTTCATAAGTGCCTACTGTACGAACGATTCCCGATTCATCATTGTATAATAAGTCAGTTAAAAACTCTACAAATTTAATTTCATTCACATTGACCCGCTCCTTTTCATCATATGTATTTACTTCTAATAAAGCCGATTTGATTAGGAAAAAAGAAAACCAGTTTTGTACTGGCTTTTTGCGTATATTAGAATGAGCCTTTCAATGCGTTGTTTACTTTACTTAAGCCATCCTTACCATATTTCTTTGCTACATCCTTTTTAAATGCGTTTATTTCGCTGATTAACTTTTGTCTTTCTGTTTCGAGATCATTAGAGATTTTTACCTCATGTTCAATCCATTCACCATTCGCATTTTGTTGTCTAACTTTCACCGTAACCGCCTCCGCTCATTTATAAATTTTATTATATCCTAAAGGATAATGCTAATCAAAGACCGCTTTTATCATGATTACTCCTCTTTTTTATTATCATAAAAAGTTTCACATTTATTGCTACAAAATTGGATTTCTTCACTTTCAATGATCGCATCCATTTGACTAACTTCACAATCACAAACATAGCAGAAAACTGTTTTCATTATAATCACTCCAATTATTTTTATTTTTATATCTAAGCAATCATATCTTCCGTTACGCTTGCAGTGCCTTCATATCCGCTTACCTGAACTATTAAAGCATCCTCCATGACTAGGTGAATGGTTGCCGAAATGTTTTGTTGACCATGCATACGTTTAAGTGTGATTGCCTGCCCTTTTTGGTATTTCTCAAGCAAGTTGATCATTTTAATCACTCCCGTTTATGTATCTTTTTCTTATCTTTATTATAATCGATTGCAGAACGGATTACAAGTTATTTTTAGATATTATTTAAAGAAAAAGACCAGAATTTTATCTGGTCGTGGATGGATGCTATGTAGACAAATAATGTAGTGTTATTCCGTATTTACCCATAATTTCTTTAATTTTTCGTATTTGTTCTAATTTAGCTTTATTTATACTCTTTGGTCTTCTGTTGGTGGCTTGCTCTTTTCTTGTAGACCATTTGCAATTTGATGGTTCATAATTCCCATTTACGTCTATACGGTCAATTGTCAAAGTGTCATTGTAGCCGTTTTGAATTGACCAAGTATAGAAACTCATGAAATTTCCTAACCATTCGTCACATATTTTTATACCTCTACCACCATAATGATTGTAGGCTTGATTATTTAAATTATAGCAACGATCCTTCATTCCTGTGTATATTTTATAAAGTCTTTGACTACTAGATCCACGAATAAAATTTTCCCCGCCACGTTTATAAGGCTTGACTTTTGGAATTTCATAAATATCTTCAATAATAAAACTATGTCCTGCTTTCTTATACTTGAAATACAATTCAAACTCTGACAACTGAAGTTGTTTAGATTTGCCTGTTTTCAGTTCTACTCCTAGTAATGCGCATAATTCCTTGTAATTCTTGATGGTCTGACCTACTGAGATATTGGCTAGATTCATTTGATTATTGATTACTCCTTTATATTTTTAACTTATTTAATATGTAAGCTCACCTGATATAGATGAGCTTTAAGAGAAGTCATATTATTTATGACGCAACTTATATAGATTGTATGCTGCTGAAGTGATTGCAAACAGGCCGATTAGTGTATAGACAAGTTTCATTGTAGTTGAAGGTTCATTAAATGCAAAGGATAGGATTGTGAATCCTAATATGATCAATGCGTATAGAATGAATTTCATGGTATCACCCGCTTTATTATGGATTGTAGTTTAGAGAGGGAATTTCTTCCCTCTCCTTTTATTATGTATTATCAATCGTATCTATTCGTTTTCTTTTGCGTTTTCCCTTTTTAGTTTGATTATTTCCTGTTCTAGTTTCTCCATTTCTAGTTTTGATTTCCTATTCATTAGTTTTATCTCTCTTTCCAGTTTGATGTTCTCTAATCGGAGTTTTCGACGTTCTTGTTTGAATTTTGTTCCGTTGAGTATCGAGACTATAAGTGCCGTAACTCCTGCTAATATTGTGGCTAACCATTTCCAAAAGTCTTCCATAAGATTTCCCCTCTCGCTTTATCTATTATAAGTATAACACGGAATTGTGTGTATGTATACAAATTATTTTTATTTATTATGATTTTTTTATAAACATGGTGTGGATAAATATTGTGGATAATGTGTGAGTAATTAAGGAGGCTTGGGGAAGAAATGAAAAAGACTTATTCAGCCCATTCTATAATTATTACTCGAATGTATGAATGGCTGCTGTTATTCTGTTATTGGATCATATGACTGTTATCAGTTTGTTATCATAATATGCTGCTGTTATAACGGAAACCAGTGTTTAACTGGCCTCCGTTATATTTTTATTAATGAAGTGTCTGTTATAAACCTCTAATAGTTCGTCATACATCTGTTCCGTTGTTATACCGCTATACCATTTATATATAGGTTGATTGTTATACTGGTATTCTGTTATTGTACTTCCTATTTCCCGTTTGGTCATCCCTTTTGAATACATGTCTTGTAGCATTGCGTCTATTTTCTTATTCATCTGTTGTTGTCGTTGCCGTTCCTGTTCTACTCGCTGTTGTTTGCGTTCAAAACGTTCAATCATATTTTTTAGTTTGTAAATACGGTCGTCTGAGTCCCTAGTCAATGGAATAGACTGTAAATGATTAAGGTATTCCACCATATCTAAGTAAGTCATGTTGTATTTATTATGAATGTATTCTTGTTCTAATTGTTGCAAACGTTCATTCGTTATACTAGCCTTACTGGAGATAATCATGGATACTGTAATATTGTTCTTAATTGCATAATTGTAAGCGTCCATATATGTATCGAATGTTTGATTGTAAAGATAGAGTTTTTCTGGTTGTTCGATTACTACATTATGCTGTTGTTCGATAGGTGAAGAATTGGAAACCTCCACCTGTTCAATATGGGATGGGTCAAAGTCTGAATTAATGCAGTAGTTATGTGCCTCTTCATAAGTTGGGAATGAGCGATTGAATGAGGTATAGACGGTTTCTGTCGTTTCATTATTTTTTGTTTCTTGTTGTTCTGTGGTTAGTTCAGTTGCATCTGTTTGTTGAGTATCCTTTATTTTTTTGACTTCTTCTTTGACTTGTTCAATCAGGTTTGTTGTCATGCTTGCCATTGGATCAATATTGTAAACTAAGTTAAGCATAGCGGAAAAACGTTTGTATTTTTTGCGTGTACCGTCTTCTAGTGTAATAGATCCTTCTCCATCGTAGAAGCAGAAACGCCCAATGGTGTCGCTATAGAAATAACCGTTTTCCTCAACTTGTGCGGTAATGTTGATTTGGTAAGGTTTACGCTCATCTTGTTCGATTTGGATGTAAGAGTACTTTTTCATTATGTATCCGCTCCTTTATTATTGGCTTAAATATATTGTAACATGGTGTATGAGTTATTACAAGTTATTTTTATTTAATATATGGTCAATTGTTCTTCTATTATCTGGTACTAATATCTGATTGCATATGGTTTATGTTTAGTATTAGGATGTGGTACTAATTAGAAGAGTTGCAATCCTGCGAACATGTTACCCAAACGATGTGACGAATATATGGTAGCAGCTTGAGCAGATAGCCTCCCTTCCACTTTTAGAAAATGGATTGGATCATGCAGTTATGTCCTCTACTCTGCTGCTCATAGTGTGCCCAATAACTAAAATAATATAGATGATAAAGGTAAAGTGAAGATAACTAATCTTATCAACGGCTTTTAGATGCCTTGATTATCAAGGTAGGGGGCTATTTTACATCCATAATAAGAACATTTGTTCGGAATATTGGCCTAGCACATCCACTCTTACCGTCCAGTTGGAGTACACACTTTTACATTTTCGCATCGTATGCGCATCGTAAAAAGTCAGCAAAATCAAAGAGTTTACAATTTGAAATTTTGTTCAATTTCTCAATTAATGATCGATAAACATTCAAGAAACCACACCATTACTCAGTTTTTACGATTTTATATGGCTTTTTGCAACTGGTGGAGTTAGAAATTCATTGATAAATATAGATTTTATCCAATTAACAACAAAAAATGTATCGCTGCACGATGAGTATAAATCGCACACGATACATTTTCACACTAAACAATTTCAGCTAATTTAATTGTCTTCTCTTGCTCATTTATTCTTTCATACAATTCATCCAATAATTTAATAAAATATTCTTGTCTTTCTTCCGACAATAATTTTATGTAGGTATAAACACTTAGTATTCTTGTTTTATTAGTGACCATTTTATCTAAAGTTCTATTGCCTCTTAAGAAAATTATCATTAGATAATCGCAAAATGGCTCATATTTCTCTATTGTTTCAGGAATACTGGCTGTCCAGTGCGATAGTTTTGCATCTATCCAAGTTGATCCTATCACAAAGTCAGGTTTCAGATATTGATTGTATCCTTTAACAAAATCTCCGCTAACTTCTTTAATAATATCTCCTAATAATTTTTCAAATTTTAACCCGTAATATTTCATTAAGTCAATGTCCTCGCGGATCTCATCATAATCAATATTCAAGATTGCATTGATAGTTTGCTCCCAAGAACCATAGTATTTGATAGCTGCTTCATGTAACTGTCTAAATTCACCCTGAACACTTGCACTAGATAAACTTAATCCATTGTCATATCTTTTTCTTATATATTGTTTAATTTTATGCTTACTCCATTTTATCGATTTCTTTCTTTGCTTTTTGAGTTGTTTCTTATCTTTTTCAGTAATATGTATTGGTAAAATCCCCAAGAATGTATGTAAAACATTTTGATTTTTTATCTCTTCTATTGTCAGTTTGTTTATTTTAGTTTTAACTAATATTTCAATTAATCCATTTTCACAAATACAAATTGTGCTTTTAACAGGTTGATTAGCCGTGTATTTAATATCGAAAGGTCGTATGTACTTATGATATTTATTTTTAATTTCCTTTTCGCTACATAAACTTCCTCTCAATAAAATATCTCGACATAATCTCTTCATCGGAAACCATCTAATACCATCTTCAATTATTACTGGAATGGTAATGCCAGCTATCTGTATTTGTTTCTGCTCAATCATACAACCTCTCCCTTTTTACAAAAACACAAAAACCTACTGTACAAATTTATTAAATAAAAATATCTTATCCATCACCTCCATTAGTTTAATGTACCATAATCTCTATTAATAAGTCAATACATTATATTTTTTGTTTACTTTATTTTCTCATCCCCACACCATAACCAAGCAGGGGGCATATTTTACACCTAAAATCGACTTAATCCCATATCACACCTATACTTTTACGATACACGTCTATATCGTCACCAAATCAAATTAAAAAAAGAGGTGATAAATTCACCTCTTAATCTCTCTTCTAGTTTCCCTTTCCATATCCCTTTTAGCTATCCGTTCTTCTTCATGTTCCTGTGGGAATAAATAATATTTTCCTTGGCGCTGCTCAAATTTATTCTTCTCTCGGTCATAGTGTGTATCATTTTCATAGTAATATAATATTTTTTTCTCACACATTCGGTTTACAATCTTTTCTGCCGTAGAATCTCCTTTGGATAATAATGTTCCCCAGTTCTTTTTGTTACGGAAATAAGGCTTTGAGTACTCACCCTTATCACACATCTTGGCAATATTATGTACAACAATCAATACATATAATTCATCAGGATCAATTGTGCGTTTCAAAATAAAATCAGGTATCGGTTGAAAACTTGTTCGAGAATCATTTTGTACATATTTCACACTCTCAATGTCAACTATAACTGGATCATTCGCATCTTTCGGTTCATCATATTCAATAACACCTTTCGCTCTAAGGGATTGCATTAAAGATTTAGCGATAGCTGCATTCTTTTTCTTTTCAGATAGATTAGTGAAAGGTAACAAATGTCCCATTAGATTGTATGTAGTGACAACTTTCCCAGTCAACTTTGAGGAATATTCCTTCAAGATAAGCAGCGTATATAATTCTTTAGGTGTTAATTGCTGAGGATCATCTTCAGTGTAGTATTTATTGTAAAGTAAAAGAAAATTCCCTTCATGATAGTTATCAGATCCAGTATTGAATTCTGGCATGGTACACATCCCTTCAAATAGATTTTCATATGGAGCGCATTCGTGCGCGACAATAAAGATATGGTCATTAATTATACTATTTTTATTTGATATTAATTATTTAATTATTATGTTGTCCAATTTTGAACCCGAATCGGGTAGCGATTTTTTATTATTCATAAATTCACTACCCTTTTCGGGTACCGTTTTTAAAAATTTACTACCCGATTCGGGTAGTGTTTTACTTTTATTCTGATTACACCACTCTCCAAAAACCTCTTCACTTTTTACATTTCGAAGAAACTTTATATACACACTTCCCTTTAATTTTCCAATCTCAACAGGCACCAATCCTTTTTGTAAAAAGAAATTAGCTTGTGCTGGATTGTATATATAGAAATCACGTTTCATGTCATCACTCCAAAAGTAAAGGTTCGGGCAAAGAGAATGACTGATCCCTTCACCCAAGAAGTTTATTTATCGCCATCTTCAATCAGTAAATCCTTAAGAAATGTATTCCGTTGTAAATTCTCCACCTTTTTTATCGCTCGATTGATAACATTGGCCTGACATAGCATAAATACATATTCCTTTGCACGAGTAATAGCTGTATAAATCAAGTTTGCATTAAGTTGATATGTATGCGACTTATCAAACAAAACAATCACAGCTTTCGCAGCCGAACCCTGACTTTTATGTATCGTGATGCAATATGAATGTAAGATTGTATCCAGATCACTAAAACTTACAGGAACTTTTGCGAAACCATAGTCAATGATCATCTTCTTGTTATGTAGGTCAATCTCAATAATTTTACCCATATCGCCATTAACTACATTCGTTTTTTCTCCATCGATTGTATTAACTTCATATAGATTTTTCGTGTTGATAATGGAGTCACCAACGCGATAAAACACGCCTGTTCCATATTCATATTCAACTTTGTCATCACTCTTAGGATTTACAATATCCTGAATGACTGTGTTTATTGAGATCGTACCCAAATTACCCTTTTTAGTCGGTGAAAGCACCATAATATCGTCTGCTTCATAATTCTCTAGTAACTTATTAAATCCGTACTTATATCCACCAATCATTTTTTCTTGCTCAACTGAGTAAAACTGCAAATCTTTGCCAAACATCTGCCCACCGCTAAAGTCACTTTCAATAAAGGGAGTGCCCTGTCTTATCTTTGTTGCAACATCGAGAATACCACCCTCTTCCTGACGGAATACATGGTTCAATTCTGTTACAGGGAAGATCCCACTACTAATCAAATCATGGAGTAAGCAGCCAGCTTCAACTGACGGCAACTGGAACGGATCACCCACAAATAAAATACGCAATCTTGGATGAGTACAGTTTTTTAGTAATCGACTTGCCAGTAGGACACCTAACATACTTGATTCATCCACGATTACAAATTGCTCTGGAATAATACCCTTTAAGTCAAAGCCAATCGCTCGGTGAATTGTTGTTGCTTCTTCACCAATGTAATTGGTAAGAATCTTAGCAGCTTTTCCAGTGGGTGACAAATAACGGTAAGTGATGCCTAATTTCTTCAGTAAGTTAATCAATAGCTTCTGCATTTGCGACTTGCCCGTACCCGCATACCCAATAAGAAGGTTAACATTACTCTTTTTGATATTGTAAATGAATCCTTTTTGTTGTTCTGTTAATTTTATATTTAATAATTCTTCTTGTTCTTGAATGAACTCATCAGGATCGAACCCCAATTGGGTCGAGTTCTCCAACATTTCCTTCAGTTTAACGCTTATGTATTTTTCCGCTTCATAAGTCCTCTTAAGGGCAATCTTGTCATCAATACGAACAATGTTTTCATGGACATTTATTTGCTCAGTAATTAAGTCAGCAGGAAGTTGCAATAAATCCTGAGTCATTTCGGTCAGTTGTTTTGCAGATATGTATGTATGCCCGTTAAACTGTTCTTGTTCAATGACATATTCGATAGCAGCTCGTATTCTAAACGAACTCTGCGGATCGAAATTCATGCTATGAGCAATAGAGTCCGCTTTAAGGAATCCAACTCCAGAGATGTCTGTAGCAAGGCAATATGGATTGCTTTCAACCTTCTGGATGGCTAATTCCGATGAGCCGTATTGTCGGATTAGCTTCAATATCATGTTGTATGTGATATTATATCGGCTCAATTTAGATAGTGCAGCTTGCACATTGAGATTTTCAAGTACCTTTTCACGGATATTCTTGTAGGTAATTTCCCCTATGCCTTTGACTCGTTTAAAGTCAAATGTATTATCTTTGAATAATTGAATTACATCTTCATTTGGGTAAGCTTCATAAATGGCTTCAACTTGTAACGGGGTGAGAATGGACTTTAGGTAGGCTCGCTGCTCTGCGACAGATGAAGGTAAGATTTGCTCAATCCATTTAACTTGGTATCCCACCCCATAACGCGGGTGAATCGTTTTAATTAGGTGTGCTTTGTAATTTCCGTTAATTACGAGTCGGGGCATAATCCCAGAAACGCTTATGTTGCCGTGACGGTTGTACTCAACACGCTCAAAATCTGGAGTGTCACAGGCATACAGTCCCCAGTTAGTATTCTCTTTGTACGACACTTCTTTTACTGGTGTTAATTCAATCTCAATCACTTCATTACTCAAATGATCATCTCCTTAAGATATTTTATTTTCATTTTACATTATATTTTTATTTATTACAAGAAGAAAACAAGAGATATTTTACTTCTCTTGTTTTAGTAAAGAAAGCAATTCATTTTGTGTACCGAAGCTCGCTCTCTGTATCAATGCAATCAATTCTTCTTTGCTTAATTCCATGAGGGGCGTGATGTCATTGCCCTTCTTCATTAGCATCAATGGATAGTTAGAGTAGTCGGGATTTTGACTAACATAATTCTTCATCATTACATCTAGTGAGTGATTGCCTTGTTTAGCTGCTAACAAAACATCTTTAAGTTGGTCTAATGTCCAATTGATCATAGTTTTTTTGAGACTGTGCGGACTTATTTTTCGCTCCTCAGAAATCCCCATTCGCTTTGCAAGTTCCTTTATGGTGTCATAAATGGTTGTATAGGATAATGTAAAAACCTTTTCTTCTCCTGCTCTTTTCATTGCCTTATATAGGCGTTGATATGTTTCGTCAAAGATGGGCTTTTTATTTTTCTTCCCTTTATCTTTAATTTTGATTTCCCATAGATCGTTACCGATAAAGCGAAATTTATCCCATGTGATGTTTAAAATTGCGGAAATACGAATGGATGTCATATACGCTAGTTCAATTATCAGAGATTTTTCCTCACCATTTGGCAGTTCTTTTGCTAACTCGACCATTGTGATCGCTTCTTGTACTGAGAGTACTCCTACACTGTCTGTATCGTCCTCATCTTCCCATTCCAGTTCAAACGCATGAGGATTAATATTGTAGTTGTTTTTTGCAAAGTATTTGTATAGCTTTCTGACCGATGCAATTTTGCGCTCTACTGTGGCACTTTTAGGGTAGATTTTTTTTAGATAACTCCGATACCGAAGAATGTCCTTATACTCGAACCATAAGTCGCAGCCCTCACCTTTCTTTCCGGTGTATGTAAGCTCATTAATATTTTTATTTCTCATGTATTTAAAGAAAGATTCAATGTCATTTCGGTACGCTCTTCTGGTATTGTCGGATCGTAACTCTTCATTGAAAAAAGTCTCAACATCATTGAAAACCGTATTGACATGCAACTCTGATACATTTGCCAGCATATTATTCCCTCCCTATTTCCGTTGATAATTCAATTATATTCAATTGGCAAGGAATGTCAATACAAAGGATAAAAATAATCTGTAGTGTAATCAACCCTGTTTCCGTGACCATATAATGAAGAAATACTACATAATAAATAAAATAATCAGATGACTTGACAAATAATAAGTAAAAATATATTGTATAGATAAAGGAGGTGAATACGTGAAATACCTTAAACCAAACAACATTGATTTGGCTCTATCTAAAATTTATGGAAAATCCTCAAACCCATTTGGACTTCACCCATACGAATCCAAGGAGGAATACGATGATTTCTATGACTATGTGCAATATGTTCGAGATCATTCCGCATAAATGCTTTTAAAAGAAACCACACATCAAATTAAATCCATCTGGAGGTGTACACTGCTATGTTTTCGCTGTGGTTTTAATAGCAGAATATTATGAATAAAAAAATCAAAATTGTTGAATCAAATATCCCCCACCACTTTTCAAGTATCGAAGAATATCTTCTAAATACATACGGTGAAAAGAAACTTAATGATTCAAAACGGAATCGTACTTATACATATCTTGATGTGATTGGCTACACGCTTGATGAGAATGGCTTCGAGCTTGAAGAAGGTAAATATTATGAATTAGATGAAATTGAGGATATGATGATTTGTACACTTGAAGATGGAGACGGAGGGAATCGTAATTAGTTTGGATAAACAAGTACATATTTATAGTGTAGACACCAGCTTCTTTTACAATGAAAAAGAAAACAAGATACATAATAAATTGAATAAGGCTTATAGGTTTAAAAACCATGTAAAAAAATTACGCAATAAAAAGAACATATCGGCTGCCTTCGGACTTAAGCTAGAAAGACACTTTACAAGCATTAATAAACGTATCAAGAAACTAAAGGATTTACTGTACGCTGAATTTGCAAACAATACTGAGATTAGAACACTAAATGAATCGAAAATAGGAAAAAAGCATGTGATATCTGTATTTGATTCTGTATTGACAAGAACTCTGGGAATTAAACAAGATACTTTCTCTGAAGACCTCATTGTAGTTCAAACTTATTTCTTTAATATTCTTGAAGACATTATTCTTAACGGATTCATGTTCAAAGGTGAAAAGTACGTTTGTTTTACGGCAAGTGCAGGGCAAATTCGTACTAAGAAAACCGTTTTTATTAAAGAAAGTGTACTGAACAAACATCAAAATTCTTTAACTTGCGGATTGTCAGTGGATGACATCAACAAGCAAGGTGGGGTTAATATTAATAAATACCTTGCCTATCTCGCCTTGTGCAACTCTGCAACTGATCCGTGGACAGATTTTGACATTGATAAAGTCATTGTAGTTGATGATATGGAGACTACAGTACGCAGCGTTGTTGATTTCATTGACGAAAAGAATTACGAAATAACTCGTAAGGAAATGGACATTCTTATTAATCACACTGACGGGTGCGGGATGATTCTCCCTAGAAAATCAAAGAAAAGCATGATGATTAGGCTACCTTGGATTAAAGGGTTACTTGTCCCCTTCCCCTTTGATAAGTTCATCCGAGAGCATAATAGAAACAGTGATATAAAATGCGGTATTGTCACTGACATTTATGGAAAGCAGCATGATTTATTGAAGGATGGAATCGAAATCATTCTCACCAAGAGTCAATTTAAAATGTGGAAGTACTACTCTGATTGGGATGCCTATAAAGAAAAGTTCAAGAAATATAATTGCCAAGCAGGAAAATGTAATGAGGAAGAAGATCTACCTGCCAATGCTAAGTTAAATTATCAGATGTTACAAACTTTAACCGATATGACTGATGATGAGATAAGTGAAATTTGTAAAAGCACCATCTCAAGTATTATGAATATCGGTAAAGACAAAAAAACAATGCTAAAAGTTCTTGGTGTAGTTGAGTCGAATAAGTATAAGAACTATCTTCAACAAGCATTGGAGATATATCCTGAGTTACTAAGCGATACATATAGCAAGGAAATATTGAAAAATGTCAAAAGGAGCATGGTTAAGGAAGCAAGAGCAGGAAAGATTGACGTTGAAGGAAAGTACACTTTTATATGTCCTGATCTTTACGCCTTCTGCCAGTGGTTGATACTCGGTGAAAAGCAACCTAGCGGTCTTTTGGCAAACGGAGAGGTATCATGTAGACTTTATAAGAACATGCCAAAATTGGACTGTTTACGGAGTCCTCACCTTTACTTGGAGCATGCGGTAAGGACAAATGTAGTGGATAAAGAAAAAGGCAGATGGTTCATTACAAACGGACTGTACACCAGTGTACATGATCCAATAAGCAAAATCCTCATGTTCGACAACGATGGAGATAAAAGTCTTGTTTGTGCAGATCCCACTATCATAAAAGTTGCAGAAAGAAACATGACAGATATTGTGCCATTGTATTACAATATGGCAACTGCGGGTAAAGACATTATAAGCAATCAGGCAATTTATCAAGGTCTTAAAGCTGCCTACACAGGGGGTAACATTGGTATTATCTCCAATAACATCACTAAGATTTGGAACAGTGGGAACGTGAATTTGGACGTAATTAAGTGGTTATGTATGGAAAATAACTACGTGATCGATTAAATTATAGTCGCTTCGCGCAGCGATGTGCGAATGAAAAGTCAGTGAACCTAGAAATCTAGGGTGTGCTATCAGCGATTAGCTTCAAGCAGGAAATGGCTTGTTAATGATAGTGCTAACAGGGGAAGTCTAAGTCAAAAGTCGATATGATAATCCTGTGCCAAGCTCGGATCATTGTATCCTTGAAGGTGCAACGACCATTCCTAATGGAAGTAGCTTTACAGTGAAATCCTGTATTGCGAAGCGCTGACCAACTATTTCCCCTAATAGTTGATGATATGGTCTACTCCCCTATTTAAATATCGGGAAACCGAGGGTATTCAGGTATGCTAAAACCTTGTATAAAGTGAAAAGACCAAAAGAAATCGGTAAACAGATTACTAAATACACCAAGTCCAAAGTCCCCCACTTTTTCATCTATGCAAAAGACAAAAAGAAACATGAGGTTGAACCCATCAATAACAGTGTTGTTAACAGGTTAGAAAGGATTGTGCCTAATCTTAAAACTCAATTTACTTCCAGTGGACTTGGAAAATTTAATTACAAAATGCTGATGAGTAATTCAGATATTGAATTGGATCAAGGTATTGTTGATCTTTATAATGAATTAGACTTAAAGAGTAGAATGATGATACATAAAAATGCAGGCTGGAATGATGATTTCTTATTGAATTACAAAGATATAAGAGAAAAATTATTGGCTCTAAACTCTGATGTACACTATGTTTCTGACGTTCTTATCGAGTATTTATACAGATATAGAAAAACAGATTATAAGGTTACTCTATGGGAATGTTTTGGCGATATCATCATTGAAAATTTAAGGAAGAATGTTGAGCGTGAAATTGGAAAGAGGATTCAATGTGCTGCTTGCGGGATAAGGATTGAAACCACAGGAAATAAAAAGAAGTATTGCGATAGTTGCGCGAAAAAAATAGCACAGGCACAAAAAAATCAATGGAAAAAGAATAATTGGAAGAAAAATAGACAAACGCTGTAACGCTTGATATATAAGGATTTCTGAGATAAGTGATATATTAAAGTTATAATGAAGTACTTAAAAACGTTGATATATCAAGGTTTTTGATGAGTATTGTAAATTACTAAGGGAAACAAAACAATCTGATATACAAAGTGAAGAGGTTGTTGTATCCCCTTCGCTTATAAAGCGAATACATATTAAATAAAAATATTATTTTGGGAGGATTATTAAAATGAACAAAACAGAACTAATTGCTAAAGTAGCAGAAACTACAGAAGTGACAAAGAAAGATGCCGCCAAAGCTGTTGATGCAGTTCTTGATGCAATTGCTGAGGCGCTGAAGAACGGCGAAAAAGTGCAACTGATTGGCTTCGGAAACTTCGAAGTTCGCGAACGCGCGGCTCGCAAAGGTCGCAACCCGCAAACTGGTGAAGAGATCGAAATTGCTGCATCAAAGGTACCATCGTGGAAACCAGCTAAAGCATTAAAAGGACAGATTAATTGTTGCTAACTATAGATGAATGTGAATGCTCTCATGAGCAGTTTGTGAAAGTGAAGTAAACGACAAGAGGATAGAAAGGTTACTATCGCACCATTACGAGGAAATATCATTGATCGTAGATGGTTAAAAGAGATGTGGGATACGCCGCCCCACCTTGTCGTTTATAATATCTCGTCCATCTAGTCATGGACACGATCACGTAGGCATATGGGTGCGCTACGGTTATAGTCTTAGGGGGATTGGTGAACTTACTCACCTCTCCCCTCTTTTAAATCTACCTAGAAAGGTAAAAATGCCTATGAAAAAATACGTTGTAATCGATACAAATTTACTCCTAGAAGGCTTGGAGTCAATAAGTATTCAAGGCATCCCCACTCTCCTATCACACACTTTGCGCGAATTAGAAAAACATAAGCTTAGTCATAATCAAGATTTAGCCTATCGTGCAAGACAAGCGACTCGCTTTATTGAAAACAATAAGGATAGGTTTTACTTTGATTTACGGGACTATAAATGGTCACTGAATAGCTTTTTTGATAGTACATATCAAGATAATAACATTCTACAAGCCTGTTATGATAATGGCTATGCGTTGATGACCAATGATCTCTTATTGCGCCAAAAAGCAAGAGGTCTTGAAATTGAAGTTATTGATTTAGATGAGAACACTGAAGATGATTATTCAGGCTACACAGAAGTAACTGTGGATGATGAGCAATTAGCATACTTTTATGAGAATCTAGCTGAAAATACTTACAACCTATTACAAAACCAATATCTATTTTTAAAGGATGAAAATGGTAATTATTTTGATGTGGTTAAGTGGGATGGACGCTCTCATGTTAAATGCACAGAGAAGAATCTCTCCACTCACTTGTTAGGAAAGTTTAAGCCGATGGATCTGTATCAAAAGGCTGCTATAGATAGCTTACTGACGAATGATATCACCTTGTTACGTGGGAAAGCAGGCTCAGGGAAAAGTCTTGTTGCACTGAATTATGCATTACATCAACTAGAAAAAGGTAAAGCTAGTCGTTTAGTGTGTTTGGTAAATCCTTACCCTGTTAAGAACGCTCAGGAAATTGGATTTTATAAAGGGTTCAAAGATGAAAAGTTGATGCAAAGTGGTATTGGTAATATCTTAACAAGCAAAATTGGCGACAGGAATAAAGTTGAGGCCATGATTGCTGTCGGTGAAATTGTATTAATTCCGTTTGTGGATATTCGCGGCTATGATACAGGTGACGATTCCATTGTTTGGATTACAGAGGCGCAAAACCTGTCTGTAGATTTAATGAAGCTGGGTTTGCAGCGTATTGGCAAGGGAAGTAAAATTATTATTGACGGTGACGACAAAGCACAGGTTGATAATAGTGCATTTGCAGGGCGTAACAATGGAATTAAGCGTATGAGCAAAATTTTCCGTGGCACTGACGTATATGGAGAGATGACATTCTCCACCATTTACAGATCTAGAATTGCTGATATTGCTGATCAGATGTAAATACATAAAAAGACAATTTCATTCAAAATTAGGGAGGAATTTTGAAGTGGCTAAATTTAATTCGAGTTTCAGTGTTACAGGTAATCTTGAGTTGGATATGGTGAAAATCACGGAAGAAACTAAAGAAGCAATTAATGTCTTCGATTTGCGTAAAGTTCTTGGTAAATATGATGGATATAAAGTAAAATTTTCAATTTCCATTGAAGCCGATGACTCCGAGTTTTTGGCTGATGATCAGGAATAAGGGGTGATTGAATGTGCATTGTCTCCCCTCACCTACGTCAACCTAACGAAAGTCTGGATCAGTACAAGGAACGTCTTGTTTTGAACAAGAAAGCATATGGACTATATTGGTCTGACATTGCTCAATTATGGCTCGACCATACTGGTCAACGGAAAAGCGATGACTACTTTAGAAAATTTAGGAAGCGACTGGAAAAGCGTGATAATAAAAATATCCAAGTTTCGTTGGATCTCCAATTAGAGAATGATGAATTAGTAATTGAACCTTTAAATTATAAAGAGTCCGTTGAAATTAATAAGGATGGCTCACAAACTAGCAATAAGCTAGTGCGAATGTCTATAGAGGAATCAAAAGATGTCAATTACCTTCTGAAAGCTCATGGATATGACATTTATGAGTGGGAGTTAGTTTCCGCTCGGAATAATATTTGGAACGTATACAGCAAACAAGACGGGATTAAGACTCTTTATTCCAGTAAAATCACGGTCAAGCCACGAAAGGGAAGCATTTCACTCGAAGAAGTAAAAGAATTTTTTGAGGAAATGAGTCAAAATTATAAGAGTCCAATTCATACCCCAACAAATTATTCATATGATGGTAAAATGCTCGAAATTAATATTGCAGACCTGCATGTTGGCAAATATTGTTGGGAAGGCGATTCTGGGGATAATTATGACTACCAAAAAGCAAAAGAAAAGTTTTTATACATAATTAACGATGTATTGACACGGACAAAGCATTATCAATTTAATAAAATTTTGTTTGTATGGTCGAATGACTTTTTCCACTATGACACAATCAATCAGACCACAACTGCTGGAACACGACAGGACACCAATATCAGATGGCAAAACCTATATAAATTTGGAGTCGAGATGCTCATTGAGGGAATCGACCTCTTATCTCAATATGCTCCAGTCGAAACGTTTTACATTGGCTCCAATCATGACAAGATGACAAGTTATTTTGCCATTGAGCATATTGCAGCATGGTATCGAAACAATCCTAATGTAACCGTAAACACAGATGCAAAATCCAGAAAATATGTTGAGTTCGGGAAATGTTTGATTGGATTCAGTCATGGTCATGCCGAGAAGAAAAGACTTGGTTCGTTAATGCCAATTGAGGCAAAGGAAGCATGGGGCAGAACAACATTCCGAGAGTTCCATGTGGGTCATATTCATTCGGAGAAAGCAGTGAATGAGGAAAACGGAATCATAGTGAGAACTGTAAGTTCCCCATCTGCAACCGATAACTGGCATTTTGAATCAGGTTATGTTGGTGCAATTAAGAAATCGCAATCTTTTGTTTGGGATCGCGAACACGGTCTAACTGACATTTTAAATACAACCGTCATGTTCTAAACCTTTTTACGGTACGAATGCTCAATGAGCAGTCCTCTGCCCTTCTAATCTAAGGAGGGATTTATTTATGCAAAAGAAATTGTGTTCTGAATGTGGTATTGAGAAGGCTGTACAGTTATATGATCGAATTTATCTTGAGAACTTAAAAGAACGTCGAATCATCCTAAACGAAGAAATTATGCCTTCTGTACTAGACACAGTGGCTATGCAAATTAAGAAGTTCAATCTTGAGGATGAGGGAAAGCCAGTCGAAGAGAGAAAGCCAATTGAACTACACATTAACTCATATGGCGGCTCAGTGTATGATGGGTTCGGAATTGTAAATGCGATTGTAACGAGTAAGACTCCTGTTCATGCATATTGTGATGGATACGTAATGTCAATGGGACTTGCGATCTTTACTGCTGCTCATAAGCGTTTCGCAGCTCCCTATAGTACTTTTATGTACCATGAAATCTCTACCATGGTCTATGGTAAGAACGAAGAAATTGAACGTGTAACAGTCGAAAATAAACGACTTCAGAAAATGTATGATTCGTTAATTCTAAAGAACTCTAATCTCACGCAAAAACAACTTGACAGTAAACGAAAGCAACTGAAAGATTGGTATTTTGGTGCAGAAGACGCGAAGAATTTCGGAATTGTGCATGAAATTATTGAATAATTCCTCATGAAATATTAATTTCATATAGTCCCCTCTCCCCTATTTATAAAGAGCTGTCTAACTGGGTTTGACGAGTTCCCCTTCTCCTCAAACCCAGTATAGGCATTTTTTTATGCCTGAGTAGGGATAGGAGAAATCTGATAAGAGGTAGTCCTCCCCTCCCTCTTCCCTATTCTCTTTTTAATGGAGGTGTGAAATGAGTAGGGTTAAAAATAATACTAAGAGTGAGAAGATAGAATGTCTAAAATGCCGAAAACAAAAAGCAGCTCAATCAAACTTTTACATTAACTCCAATCCGCTAATTACATCTGAACGATTTGAAGTTTGTAAAGATTGTATAACTGAGTTTATAGGACAAAAAGAATCTGAAGGATATATCGATCGTGTAACAATGGTATTAGCAATGTTAAACAAGCCCTTTTTACGGGAACTTTGGAAGCAAAGAAGTCAAGACTGGTCTAAATACATACCGCAGTTATCCTCTTTTCATCAGTATAAGGGTTTGACGTTTGCTGACAGCGATCATAACAATGATAACAGTGAGCGACTCGTGGTACAAAATAATAGTGAACAAATAGACGAAAATGATAATGAAATTTATTATAGTCCTGAAGAAAGACAAACTTTAATTAGTTTTTGGGGGCGAGGGTATTCTGACGAAGACTACGAATATCTTCAAAATGAATACGAAAAATTCCTTACCTCTTATGAGTGTGATTCATACGCAATGGAGTTGCTATTTCAAGAAGCTGCACAAGTACGTTTAACGATTAAAAAGAAACGCGAAAAAAATGAGTCTGTAGATAAAGAATTAAAAACACTTCAAGACTTACTTGGCTCTGCTAATGTAAAGCCTGTTCAAGAAACAGGGGCGAATGCAAATGAGCATGCTACATTCGGGACTTTAATAAAAAAATTTGAAAATGAAAGACCTATACCAGAGCCTGATGCCGCATGGAAAGATGTTGACGGTATTAGAAAGTATATAAATATTTGGTTTCTCGGTCATCTTTGTAGAATGTTAGGTATAAAAAATGAATACTCTGATGCTTATGATGAAGAAATAAATAAATATAAAGTTGAAGCCCCTATCTATGAAGAAGACACGGAGAGCGAAGGTGTTTGATGATGGCTTCAATTAGTAATTTCCAAGTAAACAGAAATAAAGCACATAAGGGAAATAATATTTTTGAAAAAGGTAGAAATTATAATAAAAGATCGGATACATTAACTAAATCAGAAAAGTTAATGCAAGGAATTGGAACTTGGGCGAGTTTTTACCGTGCGAATCCTCATCGTTTTGTTAAAGAATACTTAGGAATTAACCTGAAGTTATTTCAGGTTATTTTAATTTATATGATGAATTTTGCACATTATTTTATGTATCTTGCAAGTCGCGGGCAAGGTAAGACATGGCTCACTGCTATCTACTGCTGTGTTAGGTGTATTCTATATCCAGAAACTAAAATAATTATTGCGTCTGGCACAAAAGGACAGGCCAGAGAAGTTGTCGAAAAAATAGACGATTTAAAAAAAAGTTCTCCGAATCTTCAAAGAGAAATTAGCGATTTAAGTACTTCATCTAACGATCCAAAGGTAGAATTCCATAACGGCAGTTGGATAAAAGTAGTAGCTTCTAATGATAACGCTCGAAGCAAACGCGCAAACTTATTAATTGCTGATGAGTTTCGGATGATTGACCTAGAAATCATTAATAAAGTTCTTAGAAAATTTTTAACTGCTCCTCGGCAACCAAAATATTTACAAAAAAATGAATACGCTCATTTGAAAGAACGAAATAAAGAAATTTACTTATCATCATGTTGGTATAAAATTCACTGGTCATGGGCAAAATTAAACGCATTTTATAAAGCGATGACTGATTTGAAAAATTATTTCGTTTGTGGACTCCCCTATCAATTGGCAATCAAAGAAAACCTTTTGGACAGAGAACAAGTATTAGATGAAATGTCAGAGTCTGACTTCGACGAAGTTGGATTTTCGATGGAGATGGAATGTTTATTCTTTGGTGAGTCCGAGAAGGCATTCTTCAAATTTGAGGATCTTGAAAAAAACAGAAAGCTCATTAAACCAATTTTCCCTAAAGATATGTATGGCTTAATAAAAGAGCCAAACTTTAAATATGAGCCAAAGAAAAGTGGAGAAATTAGATTGTTATCCTGCGATATCGCTGGGATGGCTGGAAAAGAAAATGACGCGAGTGCTTATTCTCTGATTAGGATGATTCCAACTTCCAAGGGATTCGAGAGACACGTCAGCTACATGGAAAGTATAATTGGCGGTCATACTGTAACCCAAGCAATCAGGATAAGACAATTGTTTGAAGACCTTGATTGTGACTTCCTTGTTTTAGACACTCAAAACTTTGGTCTAGGTATTTATGATCAATTAGTGCAGCCATTGTATGATCGGGAGCGTCAAGTTGAATATGAACCTTGGACATGTATAAATGATGAAAGAATGGCTGAGAGATGTACCTATCAAAGCGCCCCCAAAAAAATATACAGTATTAAAGGTAATCCTCAATTTAACAGTGAGTGTGCGGTACTACTTCGTGATGGATTAAAACGAGGAAATATAAAATTACTAGTTAGTGAAAATGAAGGTAAAGAATATTTGCGTAAACTAAAAGGGTATGAAAGCTTACCTCCTGAGCAGCAAGCAAAGTATGAAACAGTATATATACAAATTACTTCATTAATAAACGAGATGATCAACCTAGAGGGTGAACGAACAGACAGTGGATTGATTAGGTTAAAAGAGCCTAGGTCAAAGCGCAAAGATAGGTATAGTTCAATAACATATGGGAACTTCATTGCCAATTTGATCGAAAGGGAAGTGTTAAGAAAGAATGATGTAGACGAGGATGATGAACTCGTCTATTTTTAATTACCCTCTCCCCCATTATTAAATTTTAGGAGGTGATTAAATGGCAAGAGGAAAATCTGACAAATCAACAATTGATATTGAAACCGAACGCTCGATTAATGAAATTGCTTCTGTTTTTGCTGAAGGTTTCGTTAGTAAAATGTATAGCGATGGAATATTGACTGAAGTTTCAATTAGTCAACTCCAAACCTATTTAGCGAATCCAGATAACTATATTCGAGAACTTGAAGGAATTGCCAACTACTACTACATAACTTCTGGTGAAGTATTTCAATTGTTTGATTTAGCAAGAGTACTCCCTACCCTAAATCATAAAATTATCGTTTACGAAAAGAGTAAGAATTACGAAAAGAACCTTGCGTTGTGTAATAAGACTTTGAACAGAGTGCGTCATAAGCAATTGACTAGGGATTTAATCTCTCAAACAATCTCAGTTGGTACACTTACTGGAATATGGCTTGGAGACAAAAAGAAGCCTTATTTGTATATTTTCGATAGAGTTGACAAAGCCTTTCCTTCGTATATGTTGAATGGCGAATGGGTAATCCAGTTAGATTTATCATGGCTAGATGAAATGAAGGATTTTGAACGAAAAGCTTTTCTTCAAAATCTTCATCCACATGTAACATTTCAACAATATGAGCAATACCAGAAGCATAAATCTGAAACGTATCGGTATATTGATTTGCCGCAAGAGCGGACTGTTTGCCTGAGAACGCACACACTTAAAAGAAACCAGTCTTTTGGTTTGAACTGGTCGCTCACTGGCTTATATGACCTACAACACAAGAAGAAGTTGAAAGACCTTGAAAAGTCAATTGCAAATAAGATTATTTCAGCAATAGCCGTGTTGACAATTGGTAGTGACAAAAATCACGGTGAATATTCTAATCTAAAATTAAACAAAGAACTAAAGAAAAAAATACATGCGGGTGTCAAGACTGCTCTGGAAAAGAATCAGTCTCAAGGAGTAACTGTTGTAAGTATCCCTGACTTTGCAAACATTTCATTTCCAGACATGAAAAGTGATGCTTTAGACCCCAAAAAGTTCGATTCAATCAATAGCGATGTGACTTCAGCTTTTGGTTATTCAAGAGGACTGACAAATGGTGAAGGCGGGAACTTTGCTTCCCTCAAAATTAACCTTGATATTTTCTACAAAAAAATATCAGTGTTATTAGAAGATATCGAAACAGAGGTTTATGGAAAGCTTTTCAACCTGATCCTCCCCTCCTCTGCTTCTGATGAATATTTGATGGTTTATGATAAAGAACCGCCACTTACGCTTAAGGATAAAGTAGATATTTTAATGAAATTACATTCACAAGAAGGCTTTAGCCTTAAAGCGGTTGTAGATTTATTGAGTGGTATTGACTTCTCTGAATACGTGAATCAATCAATTTACGAACAAGAAGTGCTTCAATTACAAGAAAAAATTAAGCCATACAAGAGTGCCTATACTTCCACGGGTGGAGAACGAGATGGACGTCCCCCGACAGATGATCCAACAGATAATACTTTGAAGTCCAAAACTTCAAATGGGAATGATAATCCTAGCGGCTAAAGGAGGTGAATTAGTTGCAGCCAAAAAAATCACATTTCCAGCTTCAATTAAACTCAATAAATCAAAGCGATGATTTTACAATATTGAATTGTACATTCGTTGTTCATGACTTTGAAAGATCATGGAATAATCAAATTGTCTCAAAAGAAGTTGCTTTAAGTGGTGCTCACACTCTCAAAAATAAGCCGATTGTAGCGAAGTATTATTCAGTAGAGAATGGGAATACATCAACCGATGCGCTTGGAGATCACGCACAATACCTAGGGGTTAACAGGTATGGTGAAAAAGATGTTATGACTGATACTGTACCAATAGGGGTTATTACCACAGAGGGTTACATTATGACCGTGCAAGAAAATGGCAAAGAAAAAGAGGTATTAGCAGTAGATGCTGTTCTTTGGCGGTCTAGATTTAGTGATGCATGTGACCTACTACTTGAGTGGTATCAACGTGGTGTTCGTATACTTTCGAGTGTTGAATATCTTTATAAGAATTTTAGCTTTAGAGATGGCATTGAATATATTGAATCACCAATATTTTATGATGGACACTGTGTATTAAATTCTGAACAACGGGGAGATCATGACATTGTTCTTCCTGCATACGATTCATCACATTTGCTGAGTTTTAATGATATGAAGGAATTTACGCGTTTAGTCGCCCAAGCATTTAATCAACAAAGCAATAAGGAAGGTGAAAAAATGGAATTTTTCAAAAAGGTTTGCGAACTTTCGCATGAAGATGTTCGTAGTAAATTATACGGAGAAATGTCCAGTAAAATGACAGAAGATGAGTATGAGCATAGCTGGATTGTTGAAGTATATGATACTCATTTTATTTATCACACATGGGCTGATGGTGGAAAATACTATCAAGTTAATTATTCCAAAACTGAAGACACCGTCACTGTGGACTTTGATACGAAAGTTGAAGTTATGGAAGAGCGTAAGTGGGTTCAAGTGACGGAAGTGCAAGCTCTCCAGACTCAATTAAATGAAGCAAACGAAACAGTTAAGTCTCTAAAACAAGAGTTTGAAGCAGTTCAAAATGAAAAGGATAAACTGACGAAACAATTCAATGAATCTGCCGAAAAACTTGTATCTTTGAATGCTCAAATTGATGAGCTTAAGCCGTTTAAAGAGAAATACGAACAGGAACAATTTGAGAAAAAATTGAATGAAAAAATTGAATACTATAATGAAAAATTTATGGCAGTAAACGCTGCTGATAAATTTAATACAGAAGAAGTTCAAGAATTGATTAAAAAATCATTGAATGACATTAGTGATGAAGGTAAAGAAGCGATTCTCCAGCTCAACACTATGCTTGTGGACTTAGTTCAGGTTCAAAATAAACCAAATGAAAATCTTGCTGTCAGAGAGTTTGCTTCCAAACGCGAAAATTTGATTCCAGTAGCGAATGATTTCGATAGCAGATATTCACTTTAAAGGAATTTTTCAATGATTCACGGGAAATTAGTCACAAATAACTCCAAATATGCTGGCATTTATGCAGTCATTAATTTAAATAACGGAAAAGTATACATAGGTAGTAGCAATAATTTATACACTCGCAAGAAAAGTCACTTTAATGATCTCAAAAAGAATAATCACACTAATCAGCACTTGCAAAATGCATATAATATTGATAACAAGTACTTCATTATGGTTGAGATTGAAAAAGTTGAAAATGTTAATAATCTGCATTTGCGAGAACAATATTGGATGGATGAACTAAAATCATATGATAGAACGGTTGGATACAATATTAATCAAAAAGCAGATTCTTTGCGTTTCTTTAAGCATTCAGATGAAGCAAAACGGAAACTAAGAGAAATTAATCTTGGAAGAAAATTATCTGAGGAACATAAGAAAAGGATTGGTGAATCATTAAAAGGACGAACAGTTTCTCAGGAGACAAGAGAAAAAATTAGGCTAACTAACATCAAAACTAAAACTTCGCCCAACTATAAACAGAATAAGAAAAGCACTACAGTCATCCAATATTCAATGGATGGCTTTTTAATTGCTATCTGGAACAGCATTAAAGAAGCTGCCGATACATTAAATTTGTCAAGCTCAAATATTGTTAACTGTTGTAATAATAAAAGAAAAAGCACTGGCGGCTTTCTTTGGGCTTACCATAAAAATTAAAATATATTTAGGAGGAATTAATAATGGCTACTCGTCAACTCTCTACCTTGACTCAAAAAGGTAATTATCCTGTGGGTAATTTGTGCTCTATTAAAATCCGCACCCTCGCTCATGGTGCTCTTGTGGATACTGCTGATATCGGGAACTTCACGCTTGTTGAGCTTGGATTTAACGCTGATGGTGAGCGTACTTGTAAACAACTGTCTGCGGTAAATAAAAAATCTTACCTTATTGCCTCCCCTGAAAAACGGTTTTTGGGTGAAGCTATGGTAGACTTCTATAACGCAGTTGGGGAACGCGCCCGTATCGTTTATCTTGATGAAGGCGTTCGTTTTGATACTTCTGCATATACACTGAATGCAGGTGTAACTCAAATTGCAAATGGTCAGGTAGCGCACTTCGATCCTGCAACAAAGACATTTATTATTTCCGCCGCTGGAACTCCACATGCAGATTATGCTAACGCTAAAGCGAAGTTTGTCGTAGTTTCTGATGAAGATGATCTTGATTATACTCTTGGCAAGCCAACTGTTCGTTTGGAAGTACTTGAATCTTAATATTTGATAAATACATAGGAGGTAATTGTTCAATGGCATTTGATAACAAAAAACTAAAATCTCTCTTCACACGAGTCTATAATAACACTATGGTTGAAAACGACAGCACCGATATTCGCGAGTATTGCTCTCGCGTATTTGGCGATGGCTCTGTAACTCCAGATCCTTCCCTACTCCATCAATTTAACAACCTCGTTGTTCAACAAGCAGATGAAATTGCCAAGCCCATGGTTACGGATATGGTTGGCATTCTTGCTTCTTACAAAACCGCAGCTAAAAACCAAATTGTTAAATACGAAATCCCAACTAAAAATAAAGCAAAAGTCCGTTGGTCTGCAAATGGCTCCGGCGTTGACCTCGTTCGTGTTGAAGGTAAAAAATTTGAAGTTGCTACTCCAAAGGCATTCTCTGCTGGTTTCTATTATGAGTCTGCTGACATTGTAGAAGGCGGCGAAGAAGGTTTCCGCAAGCTCGTTAATGATATTGCAAATGCAAAGGTTCGCCTGTATTTGGATAACATTTCTAAATTAGTTGTAAAAGCTATTAGCGCCGGAGACATTCCGACTGCTAATGTTCTACAAGGTAACAATCTGACACTGGCACAATACAATAAACTTGCATCTACCCTCGCTCGCTATGGTGGTCGTCCAATTTTTGTTGCTGACACTCTTCTGATTGACTATTTTGCTCAACAACAAGCAACAGATGCTACATTTAAAAACCTGCTTACGGATCGTGTAAAAGAAGAACTTATTCGTGAACTAAATCCTACAACAATCGGACGCACTGACGCCGTAAATCTTGTTAACCCGTTTGTTAACGATCAAAACAATAAGGTTGAACTCCCTGTGAACGTTGGCTATATGTTTGCTGGTGGAGTTACACAAAAACCTTTCGTTGTAACTGAATTTGGCGGCCTCCGTCAAATGACTGAGCAAGACATGGAAGATGAGCGTATTAAAATGAAACTGGTTCAAGAAGCTGACATTCAACTAATCTTCGGTGAGGCACTTGGATACGTTAAAGAAGACGCTGCCGTCGCGCTGTAAAATAAATATTGCGAGAGGGGACAACTCCCCTCTCGTATTAATTTATGGGAGGAAAATTAATAATGGAGAAAATGATTAACATTGCACGATATCGCAACACACCTTATGTAGTTAACTTTATTACCAATGGTGGGCTAAAGACGTATCAGTGGTCTGGAAGTAAAAATAATAAAACAGACATCAAGCCTATCCCTGAAGAAGTAGTTGATTGGCTTCTAATGAATAGCTCCTGCTTCCGTGATGGAGAATTGGTGGTAATTGAAGATACGCCTGAAGCAAAAGAAGTATTGGAGAACATTGATGATAAGGATTCATACGTTAACAATACCCATTCCCGTGAAGAAGTGGTTAAACTGCTCAAAGGTAACGTTAAACAGTTAAAAGCCGAACTGAGTAAAGTCACAGTCGAATCAGAAAAACGTTTCATTATTCAAGTCGCCAAAGAAGAGAAAATCGATAGTGTGTCTACTCTGAAAGTATTGTCTGAATGGGCTGGAATCCCTCAAGATGTTCTTTTTGCAGAATAATAAGGAGTGTGGTTTTGAATGACCACATATGATGATATTTATACTGAATTTTTAACAAAATGCAAAACTGATTCCATTAATCTCCCCTCAAATGAAATGCAAATATATGATGCAATACACAGTGCAATCAGACATTTCAACAATCGCTTAAGGGATGATTTAGGGTGGGATGATCAAAGTGAGATTGTTGATCGGGAATTGAACAATGATGAATTGACAATTCTAGCCCATTTTTTGAGATTGAGCTTTTTAGAGAACCAGCACATAAGCTTTACGACTCTCTGGCAGCCGTTTCAATCTGACATTGGTTTAAGAAATTATCAGTCTCAAGTCAAATCCCTTGAATCACTAATTGCATATGAAAACAAGGTCATTGACGGATTGATAAATAATATGCAAGTGGATTATCTTTAGGTGGTGTGGTAATGAAAGATTACTCTAACTATCATACCAATAGTAAAGACAAGATCCTTAGTGACGGAGTAAAATTGTTGGAATTAGCCAAAAATGGATTTGATGGATATCCTGTACTGATCAAAGGCGTTCAATACACTGCGGTTATCATCGACAAATATTCTGCCAATCGAATTTTGAAGAAGATAATAATTGATGTGGATATACAGCGCGGGGACGTGGTTGCTTTTAATGGTGATAACTGGCTGGTAGTTACTCAACCAAAGAACAAACATGTTTACAATGAGTCCACCATCGAACTCTGCAATAACACTCTCCACATCAAGACAGGTGAAACTAAAACTCAAACTGGCATTGACAGTATGGGACGACCAGTATACACGACCACTCCCGTTTACTCCGATTTCCCTTGTATCGTGAGTTCTTCGAAATCTGCTGGTTACGACTCCAATCAAACCATCAACTTGCCTAGCGGTCAATTATTTATCACCCTCCCCTACACTGAGATAATCAAAGAGGGCATGGAGTTTAATATGTATCAGCAAAAGTACAAGGTCAAGAATGTGGATTATTCGGAGTCGATGAATCAGGTCGGTATAGTTACGTTAACAGTTGAACGTTTTGTTTAGGAGGTGTGGGACATGGAAATGCGTAAAAATATTCAAGATATATATAAAGTATTGACCACAGATGAAACGCTGCTACGTTTACTGTACTATCCTGCCTCTAATCCTTTGGACTCTCCCCTCTCCCCTTCTAAGCAAAACATTTTGGAAATGCCTGATAACGAAAAGTGGTCAATTATTTTAGATAGGATCAAGACGACTCCGAAAGTTGATGACCTTGTAGACGACACTCCAAAGTGTCGTTTGTTGTTTTATGCTGGGACGAGGAACTCTACTAGAAATTATCTGATTGCAGATCAGGAAATGGTGTTTGATGTTCTGGTTCACATGAAATTCGATGATTTAGATCAAAGACTTTCATGGATATGTGATCGTTTGAATGACCTGTTATTTAACCAAAGAATCACAGGTATGGGTAAAGCAGAATTTAAATCAGGCAGAGAAATTGGCGCACCTAATGGTTATGTTGGATATCGATTGAGGTATCTCTTTGGAAGTGAGAATTGATCATGAACAATAATGACCTTGAGTTGAAATTACTCGCAGGACTTCCAATTGCGATTGAATCTGTCGGAAGCTTATATCCATTGACCATTCGAGATATTGCGGAGATAGGCGAGTCGAATTACAATCTAATAACGTCATTTTTCTTGTTATCAAAAAGCAGCATGCGATTTGATGGTAGTGATGACATTTCAAATTATGATTTGATTCTTGCGTATTATTTTCAAGATCCCGACTTTAAAAGAATGATGAACTTTGGATTCAACCTTTTTTTCAGAGAAGATGTGTGTTTTTCTGAAGAAGGTTTTTTTTATTTCAAGACAAAAGAAGGTTTTCGAAAAATAACAGAAGAAAAGTGGGCTGAAATCCAAAAAGTCATTTCTCTCCAAAATTATATCAAGGAATCAAAAGAGCAAGAGTATAAACCAGTAAATGAGGTTGCGTCAAAATATATCGAAAAGCTCAAGTCCATGAAAGAAAAAGTTAGACAGCACAAAAAGGAAAATGGTCTATCTATTGGAGATATTGCCTCGATAATTGCTGCTTACAGTCCAAATTTAAGCATTTTTGATGTATTAAACCTCACGGTATATCAATTATATACAAAATATATTCGCCTTCTAATGAAAGATCAATATGATTCTCAATTCTATCTACTACCCCATACTTCAGATCCAAAGTTAATTGACTTGAAGCATTGGGCAACTAAGTTAGATAACTAAAATATTTACAGGAGGAATTCAATAATGAGTCTTCAATATGGAATTAAGGAAGTCATGGACTTACAAGCTCTGGATTATACAACTGGCAATCCTCTGTTTTTCATTGATTATGCTACCGCAACTACAAATGCTGTCGCATCTGAACGGACATTCATTACTGGCGGTCAGGGTAATGGTCGTCTTCTAGCATTTGATCATACAAAAACAAGTGAACTTCGACTTGAAATTCCCCTTGTTGACCTAAATCTGTTAGCGGCTCTTGGTGGAGATTCTCTAGTTACTGGTCAAGCACAGAATGTTTACAAGCGAGAAGTGTTAACTGTTACAGGTGGATCTGCTACCCTATCTCAAACACCACTTGCTGGAACAAATCCGTCTGTATACTTCCTTAACGGTACTCGTGACAACGGAACGGCTTTGACAAAGACTGCATCAGCACCTACTGCGGGTCAATATTCCATTTCTGGTACAACACTTACGTTCAATACTGCCGACAATAATAAGCAAGTGGTAGTATGGTATCAACATGCCACCCCTTCTACCGTAACTAAATTCTCTGTTAAGGCAACAAAATTTGCTAAAGCTATGCGACTGATTGGTGTTGGAATCGCTCGTGACCAAGTAACTGAAGCTGATGTTGCAACAAATATTACCTTCTACAAAGCACGTCCACAGGGCAACTTCGAAATTACTATGTCAAGTGCTGACGCTACAACACTTAGTATCACATTTGACTTGTTTGCTGAAAAAGTTGGCGGAGATTTTGTGTATGCTGATTATGTGTTCATGACGTAATAAATAAAATTAATAGGGTAGAGAAGTTAATCTCTACCCTATTTTTATAAAATACAGGTTTCATTTAAAAATTTCTGGGAGGGAAATTATGAGTAAAAAAGTAAAAAATCTGACTCTACAAGATGTAGTCAAGTTAGACAAGAAATTAGATGAGCGTAAAGTGGTACATTTCCCCGAATTGAACAGTCAAGTATTGGTCGATGTAGAGTTCCGTCCAACTAAAATAACCAAATATATGCTTGAGTATGGAATTGTCATGGAAGAGGTCAAGGAAAAAGGAATTGATCAGGACACATTGGCAAACACCATGCTAATTGAAAATATGCTCCTGATTCGTAATTTTACCTCTCTAGAAATCCCCCTCTCCATCGCTGAAATCATTGCCTACGCTCAACGTCTAGTTGACTTGGAAATCCTAGAACCAATTCTGAAATCATTTGATGAAGAACAACTGAACAAGTTAAACCGAATTACGAAGAAAACTCTCGATAACTTACCTCTATTGCAAAACAAAATAACCAATGTATTTGAGAACATTGCTTTGAAGAACATGGATTTTAACGTTGAGGAAGAAGTTGATACTGATGCCGCAATTCAGGAGTCTGAATGATTTAGCTAGGCATTTACAAAAGCAGATCAATGAATCATTAAAAGAAGATGTTTCTGAGGTTGTTGTAAAGACTATGCAGCGACATATTCAAGAAGATGTGTATGATGTGTATACTCCTGTTCCTCCCGAAAAAGGCGGTTATGTTCGACAAAAGTATGATGGCGGTTTAATCGACAGGGACAATATTAAAGTCTCAGAGATTGAAAACGGAATAGCCGTTCAAAATATGCGTGTGGATGAGGAAACAGGCAAGTACATTGCCTACACCGTGGAAACAGGAACTGGGTACGATTACGAATTCCCCTATTCTAATAAACCACGTCCCTTTACGGAGAACACTAGAGAAGAATTAAAACAAACAGGTGCTCACGCACAAGAGTTGAAGAAAAGTCTTCAGAAGAAAGGCTTAGACGTGAAGTAGGTGTATTGATGAGATTTGAAAAATTGCCAGAGGTCACTGATGAAGAATGGAGTTTAGTACATAAATTTAATCGAGACATTACGGAAGAGTTCTTGCAACAGCAACATTTATCCGACAAAACTCTAATGCAATATAAATCGGGTTTACGCCAATTTTTCCGTTTCGTTCACGATCAGTGTATGAATAAACCAATTTACGAACTTAAAGCTAGAGACGCATTGAAGTATCAAAACTTTCTACTTGCTCGTGGATTGTCTTCAAGTGCTGTCAAATTAAAGCGTTCGGTTGTTTCCAGTCTCTGCGGTTACGTTGAGTTATATTATGGCGAGGACTATCCCCTATTCAGAAATATCTATAACAAACAGATTCCTAATCCTCCGAAAGCATTAAGGAATGAGAAAAAGCCATTAAGTGAGGAAGAGTTGCGACATCTAATTAGGACACTTGAGGAACGGGAAGAGTGGCAAATGCTTGCGTATATTCATTTTTCCTATTCTTCTGGGGCGAGACGTGAAGAGGTACGTCAGCTACTAAAGGAAGTTGCGAATTACGAAAAGGTTAAGGATAAGTCTTATTACCTCACTCATAACATTAGGTGTAAGGGAAGGTCAAAGCAAGGTAAGATAAGAAAATTGGTATTTGACGAAACCGCAATGCAAGCAATAAAAAAATGGCTAGAGGTTCGTGGTGAAGATGATTGTCCATATGTGTTTGTAAAAAAGACAAAAGATGGCAAAGTAAATCAAGTCAATCCAACCACCTTTAATTATTGGTGTTCGGAAATTTTCAGTGAGATAGTCGGAAGACGTGTGCACCCTCACCAATTGAGATCCACCCGAGCGACTCATCTTGTACTAAGCGGCAAAAACATTGAATCAGCTCAGGCTCTGCTTGGACACGAATCGTCCGAGACAACTAAGATCTATATTGTCAAAGAAACGGACGATGAACTCGATGACGCATTTGCATAATATGTACCTAACAGTGTCAGTAGGTATCCTTCTCCCCTACTGACAGTCTTGGATACATATTTGAATTAAATTCTAGTTTTATGCTGTTCCTTTGAAATAAATTGTGGTTATATTATTCCCAGTTTGCTTTCTTTTCATACTAGTTTCTGGTAGAAAAAGATTGTTTATTTCCGTAGCAAATATTATTATGACATTAGGAGGTTTAACCTTTAACGTTTAACCTTCAATTGCAACAGTTCTACTGTATTTATTTCCTCATATATTTCTTTCAAAGTGTTCTTTGGGAGGAATAACTATGAGGAAGAAACGGGGGAAGAAACAGATGGCACCTTCCACAATTGTTAGTCTTGCGGAAAAGCGCGGATTGAAGTCAGATCAACAGTATACAAAAGTGAAACCTCTTAAAAAGTTGACACCTGAACAAATGAGATCTTCTAGTTTAAAAAGACGCAGAGAGGACTAGGATAATGGCAGTTAGAAATTCTAAATTCTTGGATAAACAAAATTGGAGTCTAATTAAGCGTGGATGGATCTTTGAGGCAGCCATGCCCTATATTCCCAAAAGGCCACTGGACTTCTTTATTCCGGATGATGACTGCAATTATCGTGGCACTTGTGTTTCTGTAAATGAAGCTTTTTTGACGGGAAAAGTTCATCAAGTAGTATTGAGCATAAAGCCACGAAAAGTAGTTGTTATATCTGCTGATGTCTTAAATGAAGATACAGAACATTTTGATGTTACTGTAGCGAAAATCTACAGCATCTATGAAGAGGATAAAACTGAGCCTTGGTATCAACCTACAGTAGAAGGTACTCATCCACTGTTTGCTTACCTTCCGAAGAATGTAACTGGAAGAGAGTGTTACATTGATCTTGCAACTGCAACCAATATACATAAGAATATGCTACTTGAGGAAAAAATGGACATTTCGTCATATTTGCCAGTTATTGATAACAGGTTGAATTATTGCTTTGAATTGGGAATCTATTCGAAGAATAAAGAACAATCTGAGGAAGATGCGAGTTAAAGCCACTATCAAAGTTTAGTGGCTTTTGTTTTGTCCTACTCCCCCACTTCTTAAACGTTACCAATTTGTGTATAATGTTGGTAAAACAGTTTAAGGGGTAATGTCCATGAATAGATGGATTGGGTTGTTGGTTTTGGCGGTTGTATTATTGAGTGGGTGTGGAAGTATGTCTGTGCTTTCCGACTCAAGAGAGCAGGATTATCAATATGCAATATCTTTAATTAATAATTACAATATGGAAGCTGCTGAACCTATATTATCGAAGATTGGTGATTACAAAGATGCGCCTAATATTTTAAATTATGTTAAAGCGAAATTAATCATCAAAAACACTGAAACAGATAAGCTTAAAGATGTAGCCTATCCAGCCGCATTAAGATACCTTAATAAAATCCCAGCTAACTACGATGGAATGTTTAAAGAGGAAATTGGTGCTTTTCATACAGATATAGAAAAAAGAAACAGTGAATTTTCGTTTATCATATCTTCTCCTAAAGGAGATCCCAATGCTCCAAAGTTTATTGACTATTCAAATATGAAACCGCAGATTGGCATGACTGCTGAACAGGTAGTAAAAACGTCTTGGGGTAAGCCAAAAGACATCAATAAGACAACTACTACATCTGGTGTCAGTGAACAATGGGTTTATGAGTTAGGTAAATACGTTTATTTGGATAATGGAATTGTCATAGCAATACAAGAATAATTGGAACCAACACTCATTTTGTTATGGTTACTTTCAGAAGTAGGGTCATCTCCCCTACTTCTTTTTTTATTGTTAAAAAAGGAGTGGGAAAATGGCAGACGATCTTCGAATTCTCATACAAGGCTCATTAGACCTTAAATCAACTACAGCAGAAATCAATAAGCAACTAAAACAATTAAAAATTAATAACTTAAATTTAAGCGTCAATGTAAATACATCTCATCTCAATAAAACAAATGAAGCATTGAGGAGTATTGCGTCTAATTATGAACTATGGTGGGAAAAAGCCCTACAGAAACAAGAAAAGGAACGGGAGCGAGTTTTACAGTCAGAACATAGGACTCGTGTTGCACTAGAAAAAAGAATAGAGCAAGATAGAGAAAGAGCATTACAACAGGAACAAAAAACCAGAAAAGCCATTGAAGACCAGAGAATAAAAGAAGAGCAGAAGATCGCAAAAGAACGTGAAAAAGCATTACAAGCTGAACAGCAAATCCGTAGGAAAATTGACCAAGAGCAATCTAGGCAACTTAAAGTTCAACAGCGTAATGACTTTAATGTAGATAACTATAAACAGCAAGCGCAAATTAAGGTACAAAATTTATTGACTGCATACGGTAATAATGTAGACAAAAAACAATTACAGGAATTCCAAAACTCTGTAAGTAAACTCACCTCCTCTACGCCAAAATTAAATCAAGAAATACAAAAATTAAATGCCTCCTTTAAACAAATGGAGGCAAATGCGAGAGCATCTGCAAACTCATTAAGTGGAAATTTTGACCATGCACTTTCCAAAATTTTACAATGGGGTGCTGCTACCACCGCGGTATATGGCACTGTAAATGCGCTACAATCTCTAATTCAAACAGCAATTGAATTGGACGATCAAATGACCCAACTAAAAAGGGTTATGGATGATAGCACTAACTTTCAGGGACTTTTCGAGGGTTCAATTGAGTTATCTAAAGAACTTGGTCAAACCCTGACTAATACAAACACTGCCTTGATTGAATTTGCTCGTGCAGGACAAAGTTCAGCAGAGGCACTTGCAAATGCCCGCGCCGTATTACTTGCTATGAATGTGAGTGAATTAGACGCAGCAGAAGCAACAAAGGCAGTCATTGTGGGTAGAAAAGTCTTCAATGACGAACTGGAAGATTCTGTAGATCTAATTTCACGCCTGAACCAAGTTGATAATGACTTTAGCACCACGACTAAAGATCTGGCTCTGTCACTAATTAAAGCTGGATCAACTGCAAAGACCTTTGGTGCAGATTTAAATACTCTTTTAGGTTACACCGTTGCGATACAGGCTAGTACTCAGGAATCTGGGAATGTGGTGGGCAACTCACTAAAAACAATCCTTAGTAGACTTACAACTGTTAGTGATTCAGTAAGCGCATTACAGGCAGTTGGCATTTCCATTAAAGATATGGAAGGTAATTTGAAGCCTGTTTCTCAGGTCTTGACTGAACTGTCCTCCAAGTGGAATGACCTCACTGAAGAGCAACAACAAAATATCGCAATTAGTGCCGCTGGTCGCTATCAATTAAACAGATTCCTTGCCTTAATGCAAGGTATGGATGTAGCTACCAAGGCAAGTGCTTCTGCTGCGAATTCACAAGGCAGTGCGATGCGAGAGAATGAAAAAGCAATGCAATCTCTGACCCATCAATTGAATGCGCTTCAAGGGGCATGGCAAGAATTAGTGTTTGTGATTTCAGATGGCGGTCTAAATACAGGACTTTCTACCGCGATTAAGATGGTTACTGGCTTAATACAAGGATTTACCGAGTTTACAAGGATGACTAATGGATTAAATATTGCGATTCCTGCACTTGCTTTATCACTTTATGGTATTTCAAAAGCTTTTATTGCCATAAGTGCTGCTGCAAAAACAGCCGAACTAGGTGTTAAAGGCTTTAAACTATCTCTTGGGCTTATTGGTGTTGTCTTAGTAGGGGTCGAAGCTCTTGTATCGGCGTTTATATCTACTTCAGATGCAGTGACCCAGAGCGCAGACGATATTCATAAATTTGCAGAAAAGACAAGAAACACTTCATCTGATTTACAAAATTTAGTACAGAAGTATGAAGAATTAAAATCTCAAGCCTCTGTTAATACTGATGCACAAAAAGAATTGCAGCAAGTCATGTCTGATATTCAGAGGATACAGCCAGCTTTAGTTCAATCGACTGATGAATATGGCAATGCAATTGAGATAAATACTCAAAAAGCAAATGCTTACGCTGAATCACTAAAAACAATGTCTATTGAACAAGCAAAATTAGCAAAAGCGACCTTGGAAGCACAAAATGCAAAGCTAGATTTAGACATAACGGAAGCTGCTGATGATTTAAAGAAAATACAAGATGAACATCAAAGTACATACGAGCAAATACTAGCATTTCAAAACAAATATAAAGTTAAAGCCATTGAAGATGCTCGTGCAATCGTCGACGCAAAACAAGAAGAAATTGAAGTAATTCAAAAATCAGGTAACGCTGACCTATACGCTCAAAAACGTGGAGAATTACTAAGCTTTGTAAAGGAATTGCAAGCTTACGAAGAACAATTAAGTGATATAGGTGACACCGAATTCTTAGAGGCACAAAAATCACTTCAAACCTTAGAAGATAAAAAGAAGGCCAATAATGATCAAATAACTACACTTGATAAAATTATCTTCGGAAACGATAAGGTTAAGAAGTCCCAAGATGATTTAAATAATACCTTTAAAAATGGAATAATTGACACCGAAGAATTTTCTGACTCCCTAGAAGAAGTCAACAACACCCAAGATGAGTTATTTAAACAATTTGACTCAACTAAGAAAGAAGTTTTATCTTTAAATCAAGTACTAGATGACCTAGCTGAAGGGAAATCAATCACGGCAGATGAAGCCGCAGAGCTAATTCTTAAGGAAAAAGAACTCGCCAATGCGTTCACGTTTGAAAATGGTCAAGTTAAAATAAATCAACAAGCAATCCTTGAACTAAGAAACAGTAAACTTAAGGCTTTTAGTGATATTGCCAATGCACGAGCACAAGATTTGGCAAATCAACAAGCCAATTTAATTAAAAAGTTAAATAATTATGGTATTGAGATTAAAGCAATCCAATCTGTTGCAGATGCGCAAAATGCACTCTCTGGACTCGATTCCCGAATTAGGGAATCCAGAAGCATTACAGAGGCAATGGAGATAGAAAAGACCAAACGTCAAGTTGAAGGTGTAAAATCAGAATTTGAGCAGATCGAGGCTTTAAAGAAGGCTATCTCCTCCCCTACTTTTGGGAAATCAAAAACTCCTTCTAGCACAAAATCTCCCAAAACCGAGTATGAAGCCCTCTCTTCTTCAGCTAAACGACTTCTCGAAATCGAAACACAGCTCGAAGAAGTACAAGCTAGACGTGCCCAACTCTCCTCCGCTTCTCAAGAATACCGCGACAACATTGAAAAAGAGAAAAAGCTTTTACAAGAGAAAATCACTCTTCTCCAGAAGGAATACGATCAAGTCACAAAGACTCAGCGCATTGGCGGTAAGTCAAACAAAATTGGTGGCTCACCTAAAGACTCTGATGAAGCTTTTAAGAGAGCAAACGAACTCAAACAGCAAATTATTCAATTGCAATCACAAATTTCTAGCCTCTCTTTCGATCAAGTTAATTCACAGTTCGAGGAGTATGCTGTAAAATCTGCTGAACTGAGTAATCATCTTGACCTCTCTCGCACTCGGATGAATTTGTTTAGAGAGTCTTCTCAAGAGTATACAGAGGAACTTCAGTTCCAAATCGAAGTGATGGACGTTCTCCAGCAGAACATTCAAGATGAAATCAATCTTGTGAACAAACAGCTTCAACTTGGCAATCTTACATTAGCTCAAAAAGGTGAATTGCGTCAAAAATTAGCTGACCTTACTAAACAGCAACTTGATTATAAGGTTTCCATTGAGCAAACCAGACGCTCTATTCAAGGTATGATTAAAGACATACTTGAGCAACAAAAGCAAAATCACCTTGCGGCATTGCAAGAGAAACATGAAAAAGCTGTTTCAAAACTTGAAAAAAGAATTGAAGACCTTAATGAAGACTATGATAAACAAATTGAAAAACAACGCGAGAAATTGGAATTGCTGGATGAAGAGTATGAAAAGGAAGATCGACTCCTTAAATTAAAAGAAATTGACGACCAGATTAACAAAATTAAAGGTGTCAACGACCACGACTTTGTTCAAGAAGATGGAACATTAATTAACACGTATGATAAAGAACGTGTATCAGAACTTGAACAGGAACGTGAAGAACTTCTCAGACAATATCAGCGTGAAGATGTTAAACGAGCAATTGAAGATGAGATTACACGACTTGAAGAAGCAAAAAATAAAAAGATTGAATTCCTTCAAGAAGAACTTGAACATCTTAAGTTGAAGCATGAAGAGGAAATTAAAGAAGCGCAAAAGCGTTGGGAAGGTTTAATTGAAGCTGCTGAGGAAGGAACGCTTGCTTTCGATGAACTCATGCATGGTGAAAAGGGTTGGTATTCTAAAGCAATAAATCACTTAGAAAACTATACTGATGAGGTTGAAGATCAATTTGAGCGTTTAAAATCATTATATCGGTCTATAGCCAGCTTAAAGCCACCATCTGGATCGAGCACTCCCCTACCGTCCGTAACACATTCACCTACTGGCGGGTCTACTACAGTGAAAAAGTATCATGATGGCGGAATTGTTGGTGACAAAGCACCGAATAAACTCGTTCAACTTGCCAATCGTCTCTTCAATGTAAAACCACACGAATCTTTAACAAAATCGCTCATTGGGGAACTGCAAATACCTCCAAAAAATATTCAAAGCAATCTACTCCCCAATTTGCGCAATATGGCGGCGGCACTGACCACACCAATGTCTAACCCTTCAATGGTGACAGAAAATCATTTTCACTTTAACAACATGACAGTGAAATCTGATAATCCTGCACAGTGGCTACAGGGACTTAATATACTCATTAAATCTAATAAATATTAAGCAAACGTATATGAGGGATGTAGTCTAAAATATTACATCCCTTTATTCTCAAAAGGAGGTGATTGACATTAGTATACAAAAGCCTTTTTCTATTTCTGTTAAAGGTTTAGCCATTGATGCTTCAGAGGTAAACACAATAACTTGGAAAGTGTCGGGGGCAATTCAGACCTCCTACAGTATTGAATTTAAGCGTAATAGTGATAATTTAACTGTTTTTAGCGTACCGAAAACCAACAGTTATTCCACCACATATCAGCTACCCGCTAATTCATTAATTAATGGGAACGAGTATAAAATACTAATTACTGTTTACGATGAAACCAATTCTAGTGCAACATCTGATGCCGAAATATTTTCAACTTCGTCTAGGCCTATCGTTTCCTTGAGTACGGTAACTACAGTTAAAGCTCCTTGGTATAACTTTCAGGCAACATATTCACAGGCTCAGAGTATTGCTATAAAATCGTGGATTGCAAATCTATATGATTCCAACCAAGTACTAATAAAACAATCAGGGATACAGACAACATCACCTCTTCAATATTTATTTGACGGACTGGTTTCTGGTAAAAGCTATTATATCGAGTTTCAAGCAACAAGTAACAAGGGACTCATCGGCTCAACAGGTTTGAAACCATTTAGTGTACTGTATGCAAAACCAAATATGAGTGTTGATCTCACTGCAATCAACACAGATAATGGCGGAGTAAAGTTGGCTTGGGGCGCAACACAAATCATTGGACAATCCGAGAATGGAACTTTTGAAAATAATGAAAAACTTAATGTTACTAATGGAAAAGTCACGTTCTCAAACGGATTCAACATACAGAGTGATTTTACTGCAAAACTATGGATTGAAAACGTGCCCAATCCACCTATTTTAGATAATACACAGACGTTGAGTAAATCCTCTGCTCCATCCAATTTCAACGCTATTTGGTTGGAGGATTCCAATCAGACTACGGAAAAATCCTTAACAATTGTAGCGTCAAAAACCCAACCAATAGATACAAATACTCTTTGGATTGACGATGCATCTCTTACATCATCATATACATTAACTGCTGAATATAATTTAGCCACTCCCGCAACAAATGCTTTATGGGTGGAAGCAGCAAATATCAAAGACACCATTTACTTAATGAAAATGTCTGGTGATAATGGATATTTAACATTGGATTATTATAATGGGAAATTTGTATTAAGTAAGTACGAGAATAATATAAAAACAAAAGTAGCAGAAAGAATTATTACAGGTTCAAAATTTTATGTATACATCCAGCAGATTGGTGATACATATCGTCTCTCCGCTCAAGTAATAGCATAATAAGGAGGTGAAATATTGATTACCAATATCAATCAAATTGAAATAAAAAAATGCACGATTGATGAAATTCATGTTAGGTCTAGAACAGATTCTGGAGTTGATGTTAGCGCCACGAAAAACCCTTGGCAGATCGATACATATCTGTTAGCTAGTTTTATTAACAATTTAGAAGCAGGTAATGTAAATAACGCAGGTGTTAAGATTGTTAAATTTGCAATTAAACGAAGAAAAGTCAATGAGATAAAATCGTTGACAATTGGATATGCAGATTACATTCATGGACAAGGTTTAGAATTTATTGATTACACTCAAGGTAATAATAGATATATTTATAGTATTGTTCCAATAGGTGACAATGATCTTGAGGGCAGCCCAAATGAAATTGAAGTGGAATCGGAGTTTACTGGATGGTACATTGTTGACAAAGAAACAAACGAAGTACTTTCTTTTGATAAATTCATAGGCTCAGAACCTAATGTGGATACAAACTTTATTCAAGGCAGAGTCCAAATTGACACAATGGCTCAATACCCTCAAATATATTACACACCACAGTCATATCATACTTTTTCATTGAGCGCGGTATTTATCCCTTCTGAATATGAAAAATCAGGGCAAGTATATGAGAGAATATTGAACAAATTTATTAAACAACATAAACCTTTCCTGATTAAAGGCTCAACTGGTGAAGTATATGTTTGTGATATTAGTAACCCACGAAAATCTAATCCAATGAACACATGGAGAGACAGAGATTTCATACAGGTTACTATTGACGCAATTGAAATAATGACATTAGAGGAATATTTTCAATCTTGAGCACTCTCGTAAGCAGTGGTTGTATTTATTTTAAGGAGGTTTATTATGCCGTTAATGAAATACCATAATGGGACGACTTGGGTTCCTTTAGATGCTGAAAATGCAAATAAATTGGGTGGTAAAACCCCCTCGACAACTAACGTTTCCGATACTGTAGTAGTTAGAGATACAAATAAAAATATTAATATCTCGTCAATAAATAATTTTACTTTTTCACAATCTGTGAATGCTAATTCATTTGTCATCCGTGATTCTGCGGGCTATATTGCGGGAACAGCTAGATTCGCAAATGGAGTTTGGTCAGATAACACCACTGTGATAGGTATAAACTCAACATATACTAAGAGAATTCCACTTGGTTTTGCAGCTCGTAAGGGGAGATTTTTTGCCCATAAGGCAAATGGGGAGGACGGTATTTTTGCACGTTTCACCACTGATCCGAACGAATCTGTAGCCATCTACGCGGATGACGGTGCCACCGCAGGATCGGGAATGTACAGTAAAGCCGTTACTGGGCGACTGTCGTATAGTGGTATGTTCGGCACTTCTATTCTCATCACTGATGCGTATATTGATTCAACTACAAATGATCTCGTTATTTTATTTAAAAATGGGAGTACATCGGCAACATCCACGTTAAACGTACGGGTTCTATGGGAGGTTGAAAGTTGATGTCATTTGTATGTTATAGAAAATCTGATTTTTCAATAGTAGGTTATTCTGGCACAATCGTTGATCCTGAGCATACTGGAGAACGTGAAATAGAAGTAAACATTATTCCGAACCTTGGAGGCTCACTTGCCGATTATGGATTTATTAAAATTTCCGATGAAGAAGAAAAAAATAGAATTGGAAGGCGCTGCGAACTAGTTTGTGATGCAAACGGAGCGCCAATAGGGATTAATATTCTATCTAAAACATTAGATGAATTAAAACAAAATAAAATTAATCAATTGAATGTAGCATGTGGAGAAGCAATAAATGGTTATTTTCAAGTTGAAGTCTGTGGAGGAACTTACCAATTTAGCTATGATGCCGAGGCGCAAAGTAATTTTAAAGATGCAAAAATAGCTTTTACGGATGGTATGATAAATTCTATTTCTTGGACAGCGCATAAAGACGGGAAAGTTCACAGAATTTCCTTAAATGCATCTGAATTTAATGCTGTATATTATGCAGGGGTTCAACATAAACAAGATCAAATTAGTAAATTTAGAGATATTTTACAACCAAAAGTATTGGCTGCAACCACAAAAGAAGAAATAGATGCAATAAATTGGTAGGAGGTCGAGAGTATGGAACTAAGGTGCTTTGATCTCCTTTTCGTTCGCGGTGATACACCAATCATTAGCAAAATGGTTAGTCGGATTACTCACTCCCCCTACTCACATGTCGCCGTTGTAACTGGAAAGCGAACAGTTGTTGAAACTAACTGGTGGTATCCCTTACAAGAAAGATTTCTTAGATATCACTCTTCTTCTTTTGATGTGTATAGATACATAGGTGAATTGACTCCAAGTCAGTTGGAGTCAATGGAGAAGTTTATCTACAATAATTTAGGTACGAACTATGACTTATGGCAAAGTATTTCACATGGTCTTTATTTACTAACTGGTTTGCCTATAGCCGATAACTCTAAAAAATTCAATTGCTCGGAATTCGTTGATCGCCTATTTAAATCTGCTAATATTGACCTTTCTGCTGAAGTTGATGGACATGTTACACCAGCAGATTTAGTTAAATCTAAATTTTTAGCTAAAGTTAATTAATACAGGAGAGGCTATGCCCCTCTCCTTTTTTGTGAGGTGGGAAAAGTTGTATCCTGTAAGTGATAATTACATTAAGACAGTACTATCTCCTCGTCAAAAAGAAGTTTTTGTTAAAATTGAATTTTATGATAGCACGATGCGCTATCTTGGTGAATATACGAAGCAAGTAAGTAAAAATGATATTGGCTCAATCAGTGTTTCAATGGATAGACCTATACGCAGGTCTTTTTCCTTTTCACTTGATAACACAAATGGAGACTTTACTTGGGGAGAACAAAACTTAATTTGGATTGATAAACGAGTTAAAGTTTACACAGGACTAAAGCTCCTCGATGGGACAATTGAATATGTTCCCCAAGGCGTTTTCATTATGACCGAGCCACAAGATAGTCATGATTTCAATGGCAAAAGAACCTCAATTAACGGTATGGATAAGGCTTATCTTTACACTGACAAAAGAGGCAAGTTCGTAAATGAAACCACAATCGCAAATAATACTTTGATTACCGAGGCAATTAAAACGATTGCTCAAGGTGAAACTTTGTTTAACTTTGACAATATTGCCACAAGAACTCCTCGTGAGCTAACATATGCTCCAAGTGATAACAGGTGGCAAGCAATTGAAGAATTAGCTAAGTTTGCAGAGTGTGATGTTTATTATGACGTCGATGGTTATTTGAGGTTGAGAAAAATTGACTTGAATGAATTCGATGCACAACCTGTAGTATGGAGCTACAAGTATGGAGATCCGACCGAACGGTTTTATGCGGGGAATATCAGGAAAATGGATGATTCAGGATTAGCGAATCACATTCGCGTAATTGGCGGGTCAAGTCAAACCCCCAGTGTTCTTTATGATTTGGTCGTTGATGAAAACAATCCATTATGGGTTGATAACCCATACTCCATTCAGAAGATAGGCAAGGTTACATATTTCCATAACAACGGGAACCCAGACTTTTTAATAGATACTACGGAAAAAGCCAAATGGCGAGCAAAATATGAATTAATGAAGCGACTTGGTTATGCCGAAAGAATCTCACTATCAATCTCTCCCATGTACTTGCATGATGCTGGGGATGTTATTGAAATAATAGATGCTGAAAACTCCGTACAAGGCAAGTATTTAATGGAGTCATTTCAAGTTCCGTTAAATCCCCAATTGATGATGTGTGAATGTATCAAGTACAGGAAAGTGATTGATGATTGGAATTTCATTTAGGGAGGTGAATTGATGTCAGATTATAAAATCACCGAGGATGTATTTTCGAAAATAAAAGAGATTGTCTATGGAATCCTTGAAAATGAAAAACTTCTTCAGGGAGAATGGCATTTAGGGAAAATTAATTCTGTCATATCTGCTTATGAATTAAGTGTATTTATTGATGGCTCCCCCACCCCGCAAACTGTCCCATGTAACCCAAATGTTAGATTTCTGGATAATGAAGAAGTTTTTGTTATTTTTATTAATGGCGATTCAAAAAATAAATTTGTAATTGCTAAAAGAGCAACAGGCAATGAATCAACGGACAACGGTGTTGGGGGCGGCACTAATTCTGGTGACATGTTAAAATCCACCTATGATCCAGATGGGGATGGTAAAGTTATTGCTGCTATAAACGCAGATTTTGCTACAAACTCAGATAAGGTTGATGGAAGAGACGTTAATGATTCAATCAATACAACTAACAATCTTTGGACTGCAAGCAAAATTTCAAGTGAATTAGCCCAAAAAGCGAACCTTAGTCACACGCATACAAAATCAACTATAACAGATTTTAGTGAAAGCGATTATGTTCATTCTACTGGGAGTGAAACGATCAGTGGCATAAAAACATTTTCCTCTATCCCTATTCTTCCTGCTATTTCTCCTACAAATGACAATGAAGCTGTAAGAAAGAAATACGTCGATGATGGCCTTGCTACAAAAGCTAGTGCTTCGCATACTCACACTACTAGCAACATTACAGAAGGAACAAATTTATATTTTACCGATGAGCGAGCACAAGACGCAGTTGGGAGCATACTTACCGATACTTCTTCCATTGATCTCACTTATGATGATGCCAATAATAAAATTAAAGCAGATGTTAAAGTAGATGGGAATACAATTGTTGTTGATACAACAAATAATTACATAAAGGTTAAGGATGGAGCATTTTTAAACAAATTACCCATTGCATCCTCCACTACCCTTGGAGGAGTTAAAATTGGGGAGAATCTATTTATCAATGCAGATGGTGTACTGAACGCGGAAATTGACACCATTTCTTCTAATTATGTTATTAAAGAAGAAAAATTCATTGCTACAGAGGGACAAACTGTTTTTAATCTTACACAGGGTACTTATGTGCCGAATAAAAACATGATTCAAGCATATGTTTGGGGAAACAGATTGCCAAATAAATCTTTTCAGGAAACATCTGAAACAAGCATTACTTTAAATTCTAGTCTAAATAATGGAGACGAAGTAACAATCGTATATACTCAAGCCTTCACTGGCTCTCCATTTCCGCAGCATGGCAACGAGCACCTAACGGGAGGTTCTGACCCAATCCCTGTTGCTGTAGCAAATCTTAACGATGGACTTATGGGTAAGGTTGATAAGGCGAAGTCGGATGCAATCACACTTGGAGCACAAGGTGAGTTATCAATTGATAGTAAGTTTGGGATTGGAACAGCCTCACCGCAATATAAGCAAGACATTGTTTCTGGTGGAACTGCATTACGATTGCGGAATCACTCAACTACTACAAATAGCCAAGTTGAATTGCGTTTCTCTAATACAACAGCTAATGACGCTAGTGGTGCATTTTCAAGTTATATTGCTGGGGTTCGCACCAATACACCCACAACTGGAGCACAAGCGTTAATTTTCGGCACGTCTGCTTCATCATCTGCCCCTACCGAAAAAATGAGATTAGATCCAAATGGTAATCTCGGTATAGGCACATCTTCCCCTTCAGCGAAGTTAGATGTTGTGGGTGATATTAAGTCGAACGGTCAAAATGTCGTTCTTGATAATGACACAAGATTACACGTTCACTCAAATCAAAGTGTATTGGATAAAATAACACAATCTGGCACAGAAACATCCTTTGACTTATCAGCAATAAACAATAAGCAAGATATAATCACTGGTGCAGCATCCACAATTACAACTTCGAACTTAACAGCCTCTAGAGTATTAGTGTCTAATTCGAGTGGCAAGGTGGCAGCAAGTACTATAACGACCACGCAATTGGGATACTTAAGTGGTGCCACAAGCAATATCCAAACACAAATAGGAACTTTGAATAGCCTAACAACTACAGATAAAACTAACCTCGTTGCGGCAATAAATGAAGTGAAATCAAGCATTACTGCATCTGGCGGTGGATACGTCGCAGATACCAACGCCCCATCTAACACCACTTTATTGTGGATCGATTTAAGTACATAGTCTTTTGAAATAAAAGGACTCCCCTATCCAACGATAAAGGGAGTCCGTCAGTAGTGTTCGCCACTGATAGATTTATTATACCAAAATTTTCTGTAAATGCAATATAAAATATAAGAAATTGAAGGGTGTGAATCCAATGTCCTCTCCCCTATCTTTAGATGCACTAACTGTCAAAGTAGATAATATTGAAAAACGTGTTGATATTATTGAAGCAGATCACAAAGCAACGGTTCAAAGGTTGACAGAGGCGGTAATTTCAATCGAAAAGAACACTGCTGCTACTACTGCTTTTCTTAAAACACAATCTGAACAAATAAAATTGCTGGTTGAGAAGCAAGAGAAAACTGAGGATACACTTAATCAGGTGAACACTGACTTGCAATCCATGAAGGCACGCTATGAAGCAGAGAACAATAATGATGGGAATATGCTTCAACAATTGCTCACTGTAAAAGGGTTAATTGGATTAGTGATTGTGTTGGTATTGTTCGCTCTGGGATTCAACCATGAACAGATTATCCAATTCTTTGGATTTTAGGAGTTGAATATAAATGAATTTTTTCAAAGATGGATTATCTATTGATGAAGCAAAATTAAGTACGATAATGGTTTTGTTGATTGTTTTCTCTAGCATTGGTGTTTACACCATCTTTCAGTTTGGCGATTTACCAATGAACTTAACAAATCTCCTTTATGCACTAATTGCTGCTGTAACAGGAGTGAATATGGTGAAATTTGGAGCATCTTATGTAAAAAATAAACAAGATCAGAATATACAAGTTGAAGCTGAAATTGAATACAGGCAACGTGGAGATTGCTTTGATGAAATTATCAACACAACTGACGAAGAGAAGCCTCTCATTTAAGAAGGTGAAAAAATGACACCAAAACAAGTTATTGAAATGTTGGCGAAACACATTGTCGGTAGATATCCCTGTCCTTCTGGGGTCATTGCACAGTTAATCCTTGAAGTTGGTTTCAATTTAAAGACCCCAAAAGATATGGTCACAGGAAGAGAATCTTACAACATCGGCAACATTAAAGGAGTTGGGACTGCGGGAAGTGTTACGATTCTTACGACAGAGTACTACACTCCAGCCCAAGTGGAAAAAGCAAAGAAATCAGGCACATTGGTCAAAGTAATTGGCAATGTGAACGGAAAAGTCAAAGTATTGGTGAAGGATAAATTTCGTGCATATAACAATTATGCAGAAGCCATTACAGATCATTTTACATTGCTGAAGAACAAGAGATATGTTAATGCAGGTGTGTGGGAAGCGAAAACACCACACGAATTTGCAAGCGCATTAAAGCGTGGTGGTTATGCAACCGATCCCTCTTATGTGTCTAAAATTACCAAAATAGTTGAGAAGTTTAACTTAACACAATTCGATAATTCACTCGACCACAAGCTGAAAATCACTCCGCCTGTCAGTCCAAAAGAGGAGGATGCCTTTATGCAATTCATCATGTCAGAACAAGGTAAAAAATATGCTAAAGAAGCAATTGATAGTTTATCTAAAAAGGGGTTTCTCAACAGTCCTGAAGATTGGAAGAAGCGTGTAGATAGTGGAGAAATTTATCAAGAGTTACCTTGGATGACGCTTGTGCTCTTAGACCGAATTTCCAATAAACAAAAATAATTGGAGGTTTGAATGAAATGGAAGTTTTATTGAAAGATATTTTAGAGAATCTTTTATTATCTTTAGTGATTTTAATTGCTTCTGGATTATCTTACGTCATTAAACAGTATATTGATAAATCGAAACTTGAACAAAAGAAGGAACTTGTCGCTATTGCCATTCGCTTTGTTGAACAGGCATATAAAAATTATAATGGTGAACAAAAATATAATGAAGCAGTTAAGTGGTTAACGGTACAATTCGAGAAGGCTGGTTTGAAGTATACTGATGAGGAAATCAAAGCCCTTGTGGAAAGTACTTTGAAGCAATTTAAAGAGGAATTTGCGAAACAATGGTAA